TGGCTCCTGTGGCACCAACTTGACTTAGATTTAAGGGCTGTACCCATTGACTGCTGGACCCATCATTGATATAGATATATTCCAACAATGTTTCTGAATTTAACCAACGTGCACCTGAAACCGGTGACACCGGCGCTGCATTGGCATAGGCAAAGGATCCTGCACCTGTGGCTCCTGCTGGCCCTGTGGCACCTGTGGCACCGTTCGAACCTGCGCCACCTGGTGATCCAGCTGGACCCGTAGCACCTGTGGCACCCAAGGCACCACCGCCGGCTATGACAGTGCCCACTGGCAGTACCACAGCGTTGCCCGAGGCCGTGATGGTGGCTCCGCCCAGTATTAAACTGTTTCCGGATAAGTAAAGGTCGCGAAATCTAGCAGTGGTGGTACCTAGGTCGTAGGCAACATTGGCCTCAGGTACTATGTTGTCATTTACTGCAACGGCTCGTGCTGGTAGTCTTTGTATGCTCATGTAAGTGTAATTCTGGCAGAATTACACTTATTTATGGTACCTATGCTTTGAGATGCAGCAGAGTCAACTCATATTCGCCGCCCATGTCACCCACAGGAAAGGTATTAAAACTGAGACTTATTCTGGTTTCAGCATCTTCAGGCAAGGCTTCCACCATGTGTGACAAGTGACTGGGAAACAACAACAAGCAGTTTTGTCTGGCTTCCAACCACCATGATTCCGAATTATAAGCATTGAAATCACCAGCAGGAATCTTTAGTGTCTTGTGTGGTTCATGAAAAAAGAATATGCGATCGTGGTCATCTCGTGATCTAACATAAAACACACCGGATATTAAACTGTTTGGGTGTGTGTGCTTGTGATGATACTGGCGTCCTTGAGTATGATTGGTCCAACTCTGTGTGATACGCAGTCGTAGATCTGCATTGGCAGGACTGTAGACTTCTTTGAAAAAATGATCAACCTGAGCCTGTACCCAGGTACGAAAACGACGCATGGGTGGCTGATCCAGCACTGTGGTGACTTTACTGGTGGTGTTGCCACGATTGGGTCGCTGTGGTTGTTCACTGAGAAACTGCAATTCTCGTGCAGACAAAGATCGATCTAGATCATAGATGCCTACTGGGGTAGGAAATAAACCCAGTATACGCACTATCTGCGTCCTACTCGTCGTAGTACTTCGCGTGTGACCAGCCCTTGTTGTATTTCAGCCAGGGCTATGACTGTGTTTTTCACTGGTAAATCAATAAGTGGGGGGCGGCCTCGACTGAGTTCTCGGGCTCGATAGGCAGCCATGAGTACAAGGTCGAACTTGTTACCGGCTTGCTGTGCACATCTTTGGATGTCTATCTTGGTTGATTGTGATGGTTTCATTTTTCTTATTCTTATGATGATGGAGCGAAAGACGAGTCTCGAACTCGCAACATCTTGCTTGGAAGGCAAGTGCTCTACCAATTGAGCTACTTTCGCTTGGTTCCTCCTAACTGAATCGAACAGATGATTTCGGGTTACAAAGCCGATGTTATACCATTTAACTAAGGAGGACTAGTACAGCATTCATCTATTGTATATTATGTTTTGTTCCTTGTCAACTTATCATAGTCCCATGGTTTTTCTAATGATGTCTCCGATGTCTTCATGAGCAGGACTGTAAGCAGTGGCTATTTGTGCACACTGCTCTACTATGTCTGTGTACACAGCAGCATGCATGGCCTCACGCGGAATCACATTGCTATGTTGAACACTGAGCCGATCATAGACTCTCTGAAAGGTAATTTCGCTCAGCTTAGTCTGCACCATGCCATTCCTCCCCGGTGTCTTGGTTAGTCAATTTCAGTGGTCCAAATATCCAATATTCGGTTTCATCAAGCTGCCAGCCGTCCTCTTCGAGTCCTTCGAAATAGTCTTCGTCCCAGAGTGCCTGAACACGTTCCTGTTCCTCTTCATCCATGTCTTTGGGCCAGGTCCACTCGACCCAGTTGCCATCGATCATTTCCTGCATTTCCCAGTCTTGGTCTTGACTGTCTTGTTCCCAGCCATCGGGATTGTCTAGATCAATGTCGGGACGTTCGTCGCTTTCACAGGTCCATGTGCCCCAACGAAAGCCTTCTTCCTTGATCACAGTGACACCATCCTTGATCCAAAACTGTCGTTCCACTGCTGACTTCTTGTGATAATTGGTGATTTGCCATACTGCCATGCTATTCTCCGGTTTGTGTTACAGTGATACCGCTTTGTGTTAAAAATCTAATGCCAGCATCTGAACGATACTGTTGACCATAGTATACACGATTTATGCCAGACTGGTAAATCAATTTGGCACATTCCAAGCAAGGACTGTGTGTGATAAACAGATCTGCGTCTTGCCCACTGTCGTTGCTGCGAGCTAGCTTGGCGATGGCATTGGACTCGGCATGCAAGACTTCGGGTCTGGTCTGTAGTTCTGCAATGCCATCATGCCAATGTTCGTACTCACAATTATTGTCCCAGCCCGCAGGCATGCCATTATAACCCATGCTAATGATTCGGTCCTGTTTAACAATCACAGCACCAACCTGCAGCCTACGTGCTGAACTTAGTTCAGAAACACGCAGAGCTATGTCCGAATATAAACTCACAAACTTAGATTTCACGTTGTCTCAACCTAACATTCAGCACAAAGTTTTCCAAAACCAACTTGCTCATGGTAGCCAGCATGGCCAATGCACGATCGTGTTCTGACAATACCAGCCATGACCGTGCATACTGATCTATCATGCTGCTGACTATGACTCGGGTAGCTGCTGATTCATCTATGCTGAGATCGGCCCAGTCAATGGGATCTTCACGCTCAACTTCCTGCATGAGCTCGATGACTGTGTCTAGATCAATCGGTGTCATCAACGGCCTTCCAACGACCTATAGGGCAATTCATGTTGCGAAACCTTACCTTGGCTGGCATAAAGCAACCACACTTGCCGCAGAGATACATGCGATAATGCTCACACTCTCTACAGATAGCATATCTAACCTTGGCAAAATGCTCAAGGTTTTCGATGTCAACTGGAGCAGCATTTGGTTCTCGTTCATATTCTTGTGACATATCGATCCTTATACTTGGTGCCCTGAGAGGGACTCGAACCCCCACGCACTCTGGCACTTGCTCCTAAGGCAAGCGTGTCTACCATTTCACCACCAGGGCTTGATGCGGGTAGTTGAGATCCAACCAGCCGCAGCGGATACAATTATATATGTGCATGTGTAGGCAGTCAACAAATTTTCACTCACTTGAAACTGGGTCCCACTGCCCAGCTGACCAGGCTGTGTCTGGTACCTGCGGTAACTGGTGTGACTTCATGCACCTGATAGCCGGGAAATACCACAATGCTGCCTTGATCTCTGGGCGCAGTGTCCCAGAGATTGCCATAGCGCAGTAGACGCAGATCACCACCTTGATAGTCTTCATCTGCTGACAACTGCACACTGATGCCTAGTTTACGCTGTGAGTCTGGGTCAGGCCTCATGTCCATGTGTGCACAATAAAAATCACCCACTGGATCATATCTAGCATACTGTATGCACTCCATAAACCTGATGTCAAACTGCCAGAAATCTAGATTTATTCTGCGAATCACAGACTCTAGTCGTTGAAACAACCAAGCAGTTTCCGTGTCCTGGGGATCGAAAAAACTCACCGTGGTCTGTCGCACACTGGCATCTACTGTGCGTTCTGCACCCAAAGTGGCTTGTATACTCTGCAACTTGTTGGCTTGACTAGAGATTAATTCGCACTCGGTACGAGTAAAGTAAGCCAGCTGATAAGCCCAGGGACTGTCAGTGCCGGTGCGTATGGGCCAAGCATATTTGGGATCAGGCTGCATGCTGATCTCGTTGATGCATGGTCATGCCCGACAAATGATCCAGTTCATGCTGAAAACATCTAGCAGCCAAGCCTGACAATTCTCTGGTCTGGTAGTGGCCACTGGAATTGGCAAATCGCACAGTGATTTGTGCGTGTCTGGCAACCATGCAGAATTCACCAGGAAAACTCAAGCAGCCTTCGCGACTGATCACAGTTTCTTCACTGTGTTGAACAATCTCAGGATCAAAGCAGTGAAAAAATTCACCGTCTACGTACATGACAAACAGCCTGATGTTTTCGCCAACTTGATTGGCAGCTAGACCAATGCCGTTCTCTCGCAGCATGGTCTGTATCATACGCTGCGCCAGTCTGAGATTGGCTAGGCTACGAGCGAAGTCTGGGCGAACGCAGGGTTCATATAGGTGTTGTTGATCTAGTTGCATAATATTAGGGTGGAGCGGGTAGTCGGATTCGAACCGACGACATTTTCCTTGGCAAGGAAACATTCTTCCCCTGAATTATACCCGCATTTTACTACTTATCAGAAAGCCCAGCTGACAAATGTTAATCTTGTGCCGCGAGTCACTGGCTTAACACCATGTGGATACATGAACACACTGGGAAAAACCAGTATAGATCCCAGGGGTAGGTCAATCACAGTATCCTCGTACATGACAAATTCACCGCCGCGATAATCATCGTTGACACTGCCCACCATGCTGAGTATGGGAATACCACGTCGCTGTCCATCGAATAGACTGTGTATGTGATCTACGTGTTTGTGCATCTGTGTGCCTACTTCGTATCTGTTGAATCTTGGCCCACTGAATCCCTGCACAGCACCGAACCAAGCATTGTAGTCACGCATGTCTTGGTTGATATACTGCAAAAATATATCACGCATGTGGTTTCTTAGAGTGTTTACTTCTTCAAATTGATCAAAGCTGACCATGAGCTCGTCGGCGTGTCTAACAGATTGATTTCTTATGGCATCATAAAAGGTATGAGTTTGCCAACTACAGCGACGCAGTCTACGCTTGATCACTCGACATAATTCAGGATCAAGCACTTGATTGTAGACCTTAACAAAATCATTGACGTTGGTAAACATTATATGTTCTCGTTGTCTTGGTCTCGGGTGAGGGTCACGATCCCCCGACCTCCTGCTCCCAAAGCAGGCATTCTCCCAACTGAACTAACCCGAGCGTGTCTGTTACTTATCTTGCAAAAAACTGGTGTCAAACAAATCAGGATCGTCTACTAACTGATCCGCAGTTACTTCTGTCCACCGACCGTCAATCCGTACTTCGATCTTTATCCGACGCAGTTCCTGTTCCAGTCTGCGTTCGGCTTCTAGGAGTTCACCAGTTCTGCGTTGGTATTCCAACTTAGCCCAACGCTGGAACCTGTCCGACTCAGCCATTTTACGAAATGCTTCTTGACGATTTTCAAGTTGGCTACGGCTTGCTTCTGAATAGCCATGAGCACCACTTGGACGATGAGTACAATGAACAGCCGAGCTGGTCTTGTTTTTTTTTGACCTCCTGCACCGGTGCCCCGGGTATATGACCAATCTAGATCGTTGCGAGTGATACTGAATACAGGATCTTGTGTTTTCATAATACAGCTATTATACGATAAATTTCGCCTACAGTCAACTGTTTAAGTCTAGATTTCTAATTAGGGCTTGGGCAAACTCAGCACAGCGAGTGAAATGTCTAAGTCCTTGATCAGTGACTGTGATGTTCTTTACTCTCATATCGTATTCACATGTAGCAATGGTCAAGAATCCTGCTCGTCTCAAATTGTGTAGATGTTTGTGTATGGTAGCCGGACTACCTAAATCACTCTTGGCCATGACACTGAGCACAGTAGGACTCTGACCTCTGAGGTGTTCAAAGCCAACAGCATTGAGCACATCTTCTGAGCCTTTTGGTACCTGTGTAGGCAAGGTTTTTAGGACCGTGATCATAGCACAAAACCTAAAATAAAATTCTACTAAGTCAGAGTCATGTTTCATTTTGACAGTCTTTGGGTATCAACACAACTATAATATACGATATACCAGTACTGCTGTCAACTAACTATTTCGAGTATCTAGCTCGAATCAGTATACTTCTCAATGAATACTGCGTACAATAGAACACTTATAGGAGTTAAAATTATTTTAAGTTGTAGTACCAACTGAAGTCTAGTCTGTACTAAACTACATCCAACAAAAGCCTTAATTCTGTTATATACTAATACATGTTGGGAGAATCGCATGTTACCCGGACCTGAAGTTAAAATTACCCTCACCCCACGCCAACAACAAATCCTAGACATCATAGTCACTCGCGGTGTTAGCAATAAAAACATCGCTCGTATGCTGCACATCAGCGAAAGCACAGTAAAATTACACATGAGTTCAATCCTAAAGAAGTTCGGAGTACGCAATCGAACTCAATTAGCCTTATTTGCTAAAAGTTATACTCTAGTCTAGTCTAGACTGAATGCGTGGTCAAAATAGCCTGATTTCTCTTTAAGTATTTTATGAGAGCAGTAAAACATTAGCAGATGTTATCGATAACAACTCTCATAAAACCTTTAAGGAGAATGATATGGCAATTGAAGATTTACTAGCACAACACAGATATGAAGTTGCTAAAGAGTTTAATGATGTAGATGGCAAAATTCGTGATGGTATCAACGAAGTAGTCAAAGAAGGTCTCAAGGGCGACTATGGTACCCAAAGCATGATCAACGGCCTGGAGCGTGCTACTAGTCAGCAGATCGACGCTTTTGAAGATGTTACTAATAACGCCTTTATGACTGTAGCTCGTGACACACAAGACATTCGTGCTCAAATTATTTCAGCACAACAACAGGTTGTTGCTGGATTCATGGGTGCGGCCAAAGATGCTGAAATCAACGCACTCAAGACACAGGTCGAGCTAGCCAAACAGAGCACATACCTCAGCGATAAGATTGATTCTGGCAACCAAGCCACACAAGCTCTTATCCGTCAACTCAACGACGACAGTCTCAACCGTCAATTGGTTGAGCGTAATACTGAGTTGGTTGGTGCTCTTGAAGGTGGTCGCTACTGGTATGGTCGCCACAGTGACGGCCAATTTAATGCGGTAGCTAGCCAGCTAAACGCATTCCAGAGCCAACTACAAGAGACTCGTCAGGGAATGGTAAACTTCGGCACCATGGCCGGAGTTGGTCAATCTTCGACAAGCAACAACGTTCGCTAAGAATTAGTCGATTGTAGTACCAAGCAGTGGGCCCTACCGGGCTCACTGTCTTACTGGAGGCTGAGATGAATGCTCTTGAAATGAAACTGATTGCCATGAAGTTTGCTCTTGCTCGCAAGGCCTATGTGCCCAACGATCAAAAGTTTACTTCTACTTCAGGAGCATATGATGTTGGAACTATACAGCAACAATTAAGTCAAGGTATCGTTATTGACGACCGCGACTTAACCATAAACAATACTGTTATTGAAGATTGTGATCACAAGGCCAACGCTGAACCTGTGGTAGAAACTGTAGCCGACAATCCAGAACCTGAACCAACACCCAAACCTGTAGTAGCAACCCCAATACAGACTGTAACACCAGAACCTATTACCACAACACCGCCGGTGGCTGTCCAAGCCCAACCAGTGGTTCAACCTGATGCTAATCAATCATTCGGTGGTCGTATCTGGCAATATTTTAAGGATACCACCAATGTCCAGCCAAAACCGTGACCTTATCTATCTCAAGCAGGTCTTAGAAAAGTTCCAGCGTAGAGAACTGTTAAGTAACAGTGAAATTGACTTGGTGCGTGCCTATATACAAGCAGGAGGCACACTTGAGCCACCAGGAACACAATCAGTTACCCAACACCAAGGAACCACAGGATCCACGGGATGCGATCCTTGCCCACCTGGAGCAACAGGTGCAACAGGTCCAGAGGGACCAGCAGGAGCGACAGGTGCCACAGGTCCAGCCGGTTCAGGTGGAGGAGCGAGTGGAGCAACTGGTGCAACAGGTCCAGAGGGACCGCCAGGCCCTACGGGAGCTACTGGTGCGACTGGAAGCTGTAGTTGTGAGTGCTCGGCTCGTTTGGTTTCACAAGACTATGTTGCTACGCTGGATGATTATTATATTGGTGTTAATAGTCTTGGACCGACTACTATCACACTTCCCAACAATCCTCCAGATTGTACAGAAATTATTGTAAAGGCTGAAATGGGCCCACCTCTGGGCAACCGCAAAGTAACTGTGGCTGCTCCAGCAGGATCAAATATTGATGGCTCCTCAACCTATGTCATAGAAGTACCATACCAATCGGTAAATGTCTTATCGCGAGGTGGCACATGGCATATTGTTTAAGGAGCATGCATGGATTACTATACATATCGTAAATTTTTAGACAGATATCCAGGACGCCCATATGGTCACTATTATGAGCCATACTATCCTGGTTACTATCCCTATGCGCCGTACCTAGGCATATACGGTAGCCAAATTGGCTACAACAATCAAAGTATCTACAATGCTGGCTGGATGGCCGGAGTAAATCAAATCTCCAATATTAACAATATTGGGCGCCCCTACTAACAGGAGAAATAGATGAGTTACTTAAGTTCAGCCACCAGTAAACTAGACTATGGTGTAGTTCGTGTAGGTGGCAATATAGATGTCACAGTTGATGGCGTAATCAGCGTACCACAAGACCTCAACACCAATAGTTCGGTTACCTTTGCTGATATCAGCGTTACTGGTAATTTGTCTCTTAATGGTGCCAGTGTCGTAACCAGTATTACTCCTGTAGCAGGCAATGCAGGTATCACATTAGGCAATGTAATTACCTCAGGCCCAGCAGCAGGATTTACTATCTATAATACTGGTGTTACCAAGTTAACAGCCGGTGCTGGCATCAGCTTGACCAGCAACACCGGCGACATCGTGATCAGCAGTTATGGTGCTGACCTAATCAACGTCTATGGTACTACTACCAGTTACACAGCATCAATCACAGATGAATACATCGGTGTTAATTCAGCCGCAGCGGTGACAATTACACTGCCTAACGGCATAGCCGGTCGTGTTTATACCATCAAAGATGAGTATGGACAAGGATCTGGCAAGATCACCATAAGTCCGCAGATTGGAGAACTCATAGATGGCAAGACCACTTATGTCATAGGTGTGCCTTATCAAGCAGTGAGTGTGGTATTTCGCGCCGGTTCATGGCGTATGATTTAATGGAGCAGGTCATGCAAGCAAACATAACTTATCCCGAACTTGACTATGGTAATTGGCCCAATGTCAGCCCGGCCTGGTGCAATGTCAATGTCGCAGTGTCTACTACGGCCATGAACAACTATGATGGCGAATACTGGTACTGGTGGCGTCCTGCAGACAATTTCATATTCTGGTACGACACGCCTTTTGCTGAAGAACTCATAGATGGCAATCTCTGCTATCGTGTAAATGGCAATATCTGGATTTGCCCTATCAGTCCCGAAGGTAATCTAACACCAGAACCAAGACCCATGCCAGTGACATCAGGCAATGTAAAACCTATGTTGACTGTGACATCAGTACGAATGGAAAACCACGCCGAGCATGTAGCAGTAATGTTTGGACAAGTCTTAAACAACTTGAAATAACATGGTTGCGGGTCTAGGAGTCGAACCTAGAACGAGGGCTTATGAGACCTTCATGATACCTTTTCAACAACCCGCGATTGTCTGGGTATGGACCTGAATTCCCTAAAACCCAGGTCCATAGTCTTCTGTGTCTTGGACGACAGTCCTTAGGCTAGACATCCGTACCTTGCAGCGCCAATTGCAAGTGTATTTTAGTTGACGGGGCTCCCACCCGCCTCGCTCTGGGAGCACTGCTAACCACTAGGGATTGTGGCAACAAGTGTAGCGGGACTAATTTTTTAGGAATGGCTGGTCAATGTTTTTGTTACCTGGCACTCTGCTGAATCAGGATTTGCACCTTTCAGGAGCGGATACTCTGAATACCCACCTTTAACAACGACCATCTACCATATTGAAACACACTCATCACACACCGTACAACAGGCGATCAACTCTGTTGTCTTATAGGCATCAAAATGTGCTTCAATATGGTGCCAGTGTTGCTGGCCGGGGAATCCCGGTCCTCGTCGCTTAGAGAACGACTACTTACCACCCCGCTCTAAACCATATTAGAACACACTACTCATCTGCTTTGGACAACCGCTGCAATTTGTCTGTTCGGTAATGTGTTCTAATATGCTCGTTACTTACTATACCCATATTATAGCAACTATTGTCGCCGCTGTCAACCTGTTGTATTAGAACTACAGTGTTGGCTACTAGTTCCCACCAGCCCCAACTTGAGTTGTCACCCTGTCCCGGCCCTTTAGTAGAGGTGGCCAGCCTTTGTTGTACCTTTACCAATGATAACCCAATATCAACCTCCCGGAATCGCCCGGGAGGGGAGGCCGTATCAACTAGCCTATGCCAAACCTAACGCGGGCATCTACGCCATACTGAGTAACCGGGGTATGGCCCGGGGATTCTGTTCAGGGACGCACTGTTGTTGTCGTTTAAGAGCGAGCGGGTCACGCAGCTCTCCCCGGGGGGTTGGGCCCAATCCTGGCCCTGTATATGGTGCCCGGTGATGGAATCGAACCACCGCTATTCGCCGTGTAAAGGCGACGTTTTACCATTAAACTAACCGGGCTAGTGGAAGTAGGGATCGGATTCAAACCGATGAAAAGATGCTTTGCAGGCATCCGCATTAGATCACTCTGCCACCCTACTATGTTTTGGCTCCCCAGCGTGGGCACGATCCACGGACCTTCTGATTAACAGTCAGACGCTACTACCAACTGAGCTACTGGGGAATAAAATTTGGTGGAAGGTGTGGGATTCGAACCCACGGTCCATATTACTACAGACAACACCTTAGCAGGGTGCCGATTTAAGCCGCTCATCCAACCTTCCAAATTCAACGCTATTATTAAGGAACGATTACTGCTATTTCAATGAGTATAGCAACTAATCACCTTGTTGTCAACTTGATATGGCACCACTGGCAGGATTCAAACCCACGACCCCCGGGTTCGTAGCCCGGTGCTCTATTCAGCTGAGCTACAGTGGTAATCTAGTAGATTAAACGATCTACAAATTCACTTAACAGTGTATGATGATGGTATTCATGCCAGTAAGGCTGCATGTATGGTTTACTGTACCAGTAGATGTCACTTTCTGGATGTGGGCCTATTAGTCCAATGCGTCCTTGTATGACAGCAGCACTGTCACCATTGGTATACCGAGCAATGACTCGATGCCGACTGCCATGATCTACCAAGGCACAGCCATCATAAAAGTACATGTATTCTCTGTGTTTCTGCCAGTCAACGGCGACCACAGTGCCAAAACTGCGTCTGATGTCTGTGTTTTCTCTGCGTATATACTGCACAGGCTCAATGCCACGCACAATGTCAAAGTAGTGGTGTCCGGCCCAATACGCACCCATGCAGATGCCTAGATAAGCACCGCCAGTGGCCACATACTCACGCACAGCATCTGCACCTGATTCGCATATTTTATGCCAACTATCACTGTCGCCGATGCCGCCAGGAAAGCACACAAGATCATATCTGCTGAGTGCTAGTGATGTCAGCGATCTGCTGTCAATACAGTGTACTGAGTATTCTGCACTAAGTGCTCGAATTAGGCCGTGTGCGCTTTGTACACTGCATTCAGGATGATGCACAAACACGGCCACTGTGGGCTTGATCATAGTGATATTTAGTGGTGTTGTTGGGGTAACCTATGAGGATTGAACTCATACTTTCTCGGTCACAACGAGAGGTGCAGACCACTACACTAAGGTCACCATTGATCTGGCACCACCGGAGGGACTCGAACCCCCATAGGACGCTTTAGAAGAGCGTTGCCTTTCCATTAGACTACGGTGGTACATGTATGGTGCCGCCTCTTGGAATCGAACCAAGTTCTCGAGTTCTTCAGACTCGTGCTGAAATGACCACACTAGCTCAAGCGGCATTGTGGTGCTGATAGCAGGATTTGAACCTGCGGCCTCTGACTTACCAAGTCAGCGATCTTCCCCTGATCTATATCAGCATGGATGGAAGGGGGTCTGGGTTACGATCCCAGTCACCTACTTTCAAAGAGTAGTATCTGCTCCAATCGATTTACCCCCAATTGTTTGGCCTGACCGGAGGGACTCGACCCCCGACCCGCTGGGTAGAAGCCAGCTGCTCTAATCCACTGAGCTACGGTCAGATTGTTTGGTACCTGTTCCTGGGTTCGAACCAGGGACCTTTCGATTATCGGTCGAATGCTCTACCAACTGAGCTAAACAGGCATGGATGGTGGAGAGCGGAGGAGTCGAACCCCATCCCCTTCTTCAGCGGAACCTAGTTTTCAAGACTAGTCGGCGAACCATCTCGCCTGCATCACTCTCCATGAGTGGTGGTAATGGTAGGACTCGAACCTACGATAGATACCATATGAAGGTACCGCATTGGCCGCTATGCTACATTACCAATAAATGGCGTCGGTGGGGGTTCCAAACCGCTCACCGAGATAAATAACTGTATGCTTAAATGTTTACATTGTCAAACTGATCTACTAAAAAAAGATCAAAAGAAATTCTGTTCTAGGTCATGTGCTGCGTCACATAATAATACCGGCAGGAGACGCCATTCAAAACCAGAATCAATACATTCAATGGTCAAATTATGTAAGACCTGCGGCAAAGAAACGCCTAGGCGTGTATTTTGCTCTGACAGTTGTAATCCTAAAAAAAATAGGACTCTTTCAGACGAAGAAAAATTAAAAAAACACAGAGCTAATCACAATGAAGCATGGGCAAGATATATGGCTAAACGAAAAAATCAAACTCCAAAAGATGTTGACATCAAGAAACTTCAAGAGTTTTATGCTAATTGTCCAAAAGGATACGAAGTTGACCATATAATCCCGATATCTAAAGGTGGGTTACACACATTAGAAAATCTCCAATATCTTACTGTAAGTGAAAATAGACGGAAGTCTAATAAAATATTGGCTCCGAGTGAGGGACTCGAACCCCCGAGGGTATGAACCGGCGGTTTTGGAGACCGCTGCAATCGCCGCTATGCGAACCCGGAATTGATTGGTGGAGGATAACGGATTCGAACCGATGACTCCGCGGTGCAAACGCGGTGTTTTCCCAATTATACTAATCCCCCAATCTTGGCGGTCTGTACGGGAGTCGAACCCGTCTCTATGGCGTGACAAGCCATTATTCTTACCGATGAACTAACAGACCAATATGGTACGGGCACTTGGACTCGAACCAAGAACTTACTGGTTAAAAGCCAGTTACTCTAACCAAATTGAGTTATACCCGCATCGTGTTTGGCACACCCAACGGGAATCGAACCCGTCTTTGCGGATTGAAAGTCCACTGTCCTAACCGATAGACGATGGGTGCATAACTGGTGCCGGTTGTCGGATTCGAACTGACGACCTTTGCTTTACAAGAGCACTGCTCTGGCCAACTGAGCTAAACCGGCTTATTTGGTGGGGACTGAAGGAATCGAACCTAACTGCCGCCACTCTGCATATTATGGCAAGTGATTTACAGTCACCCGCAGAGAACAGCCCCCATATAAGTTTACAGCACTCTAGTGAATGCTGGTAATAAAGCAGACTACTCATCTGCTTTGGACTTGCCGCTGCAATTTGTCTGTTCGGCAGTCTGCTTTATTACTGACAGTTTTTACACATCCGGGTTACCGCCCCAGACTTATCATCCCTGTCACCGCCCACATTATAGCTGATGTTTATAGTGCCAGCAGGCTCGCGTTGCCTTACACTTTACCGCACAAAACAAAAGACCCTAGGTCTTTCGATCCTAGGGTCTTGGAAGTGTTGATGTAAATTACTTTTACATCTGGATCTCCCGAGACCCCGGACCTTTGTGCTCATTGGTGCGATCATAACTCGACGACTGCCATGAGCACATGGGTGTGCTATGACTAATCTTTGCTGTTACTGATCCCACTGTTAGTTGCATTACTGTCCTCGTTGTTTAGTGTTTTGCTGCTATGTTCGTATAATACGACTTATTTTACTTGTTGTCAACCTGTTGTATTTATACCACGTGTTGTATTTATGCCGCATAATCTGCATACTTAATTCCAAACCAGGTAGCTAGACTTTCTGTGTAGAAAGTAAACCTAGTTTTTCGCATGCTGATTATTTCCCCAAAAGAAGCCAAGTTCATGTCTAGGCGCTCTGGTGTATAAGCAAAATCAAAATCTTGGCCCTGTACTAGTCCTTGGTCTTTTAGTTCACGTACGATTTTAAGTATACTATCAACTCTTAGGTCTGTCAATATGATGTCAATCATGTGGTCAAGGGCTCCGGTAATTCATAAGGTACTACAATGATCACCGAGTAATGGTTATCGATGATATAGGCTCCAAGTTCCCAGCCCAAGATCACTGCTACAACTACAGTGATGACAAAATACTGTATGTACCAGGCTCGCATGGATGCTAGTATTCTTTTACCATGTTGATGGTAATCGAGCCCGAGTGCTCTAACACAAACAAGGTAGCATCATGCGGGTCACGAAAATGAAACTCCAAGTAGTCCTGTGTGGGATGTGTGAGATATCTATCACCAGGTAAACCAAATACTTCTAGTGCTCTGGCTGTGACTTGATTCCAAGGGGTAGGGCTGTTGAGATTCCAGCCTACCCTGACCACAGTTAAATTTCTACTTGACATGCAGCATCGAACTCCATGTGTTCATAACCTTGATAGCCACGTGGATTGGCTATGACACGGCACTCACCAATTCGGTAGTCTTGGCGCTGATGTATATGGCCATGAATCCAAGCACGAATTTGTGGGTTATCCAAGATTACCGGTTCTAGATTACTAGCATATCCACCATTCATCAACTTTTCGTGCACATAGTCTCTGTGAATACTTTGGAAACTAGGAGCATGATGTGTGATGACCACAGTAGGCATATCTCTGTGTTCACGCAACCTATCCTTCAACCAACCCACAGTGGCACGATGTACTCCGCGAGTGATGTTTGGTGTTAACCTATGCCATGCATCTGTAGCTGGATTATGATATTTGACCACACGGTAATCATTCATCAGTCCGCGCAGTGCACTAGCAGTGGCAGGATCGTCGCCATTAAGGTCAGTCCATAAGCTGCAACCCAGAAATCGCACGCCGTCTATGACAACATCATCTAATTCCATGAGTCTTACATTGTCAGGCATGATGGCTCTAAGTCGTTGCTCAGTGCTGAGAAACTCTGCGTGATAGTGTTCGTGGTTGCCCATGACATATAAGACTTCGCGATATTTGGCACATTCTTCTACGAAGAATCTGCGAGCACGATCTGGACGACCATACTTGGTGACGTCTGCGCCCAATGTGGTAAAGGCAGGGTCATAGGTCTGCTCGATGTTCCTAACTTCAGCAACATCGCCGGCCAAGACCAGTATATCCCCGCCCGGCAACTCCAGGTCACCAAACTCGAGATGCAAATCACTCATGTAGCTAATTTTCATTTAATTAACACTCTTTCCTCAACAACTCTATCTGACCATAACCGATGTCCACGCACACGAACAACATCTGCGGTATTTTGTGGATATAAGGTCCACTGTTCACGCCAATAGTTTTCTGTCATACCTTGATCACAGATGACCATGTAAACTTCATAATGCCTATGTCCATTGTATCTGGCACGTAGTAAAATTGCCTGTACAATACTATTAGCAGGATTACGCTGTACTGGCCTATCCCCTAACATATTTAACAATTGTAGTTCATCCCAGCCTGCATAGTCAGTAAGATCCACAATGCTTTCAATGCCAAAACTATCCCAACTGAATAAGAATAAACGTTCGTTATCTTGTAGTTGCATTTGCTACCTTTATAAACAATAAAAGGCTGTACTAGACAGCCTTTTGTACTGCTTACTGCATCAATTAGACAAAACGGCTAGCACGACTGCCGGTTACATCACGTGCACTCACGGAGTAAGTCATACGTCCGTCGGAATTGGGTTTGGTGACAACCTTCAAGCCTGCATGACGAAACTCAGTCATACGTGCACGAATATTCTTGATACCATACAGTGATTCGGCTTGGCGTGCACTCAGGCTACGACCAGTACCACGCAGATAGTTCTCAAGAAAAACGTTTTGGGTTGAAGAAATTTTAGTAAATGCCATATAAATATCCTTTGTTAAAGTAATACTAGTATACAGATTGTGTTAGACATTGTCAACAAGCAATTTACTCGAAATTTTCCCAGTCACCGCCTGGTTTGGGTACCCAACCAATTTGTTGTAAGTCTTGCCTAATTTCCTCAGTGATGCTACCTTCACCTACATAACGCTCGTACTGATGCTTGTATTGCCGGCGTTGAGCATCAGTCCACCCTTCTTGCACACTTAGGTCCACAGGGTTGCGTATGCCACTACAGTACCAATCTATGTAGTCTCCTGAACCCATCATGTCTGCCACAATACCGCCCGAGTAGCGCCATGAACAGTGCCAACTACGATCCTCAAGAATGGGCATGACATCCAGTTTGACGAAGCTATTGTTGCACATGGCAGCATAGAGATTCTGTGCGTAGTAGTCATTGCTACGAACCTTTTCACACATGAATTCACTAGTACGTAAGTCATACTCCATGTTATGCTCACGCCATGCAGGATCCTGCTCTCGCTCGAGTCTGAGAGCTGCTTCGCTTTTAAAGACTTCCATCATGGCGTCTACAGTGTCATCATTTTCCGGAGTTCGTCCCTGTTCTGCCATTCTTGCCAAATACTTGGTAGGTTGGAAAGTATTACGATCCGGGCTGCGACTCAACATCGCGGGCGAGTGTGACTGTTCCTTCATCATCTATATTCCATATCAGTGTGTCGCCTATGCGCCACCCATTGGCTGCTAGTGCCTCTTCGGGAATAGGCATAACAAGATCACCAGTTTCTGGATCTTGCTCTAAGGTTACAATCCAGGTTGTTGGTGTTATCTCGGCTGTGGTTGTTGCAGGATCAATCTTTGATTTCATGTTCTTGTATCAATCTTTTGGCGAGATCGAAATCCTCTCTTGTTCTAAATCTAAAGGCCGGAGCTGCCATAGTAGTCTGCACAATGTCGTAACCAATCTGACGATTGCCTAAAAGCCTGACCATGTGATCACGGCTCCATCTGTCTAAAGCAAAGACTTCTCGTAGTTCAGGAATGTTAGTAAATTGTATTCGTAGTGTCATAATGGTTTAATCTCAACTACATTCATAACTCTGAAACTGCGCCACTGTGCAATGTCTGTGGCCCAGGCGCTTATGGTTTCTAATTTTAGCACTTTGGGTTTGGTGTCTGCAACCTGTTCTACTACCAAACGGGCTGGCAATAGATCAGGTTTTAGCGTACAAGGCATGACTCTAGTACTACCATCTACTTTGGTAAAGGTAACTTCATAAATGCCTTCCCGTAGCAGACTTTCTAACCACATGTAACGCTCTAGTTCATTATTGCCCACTAGTTCAATCATGTATGATCCTTACCTAATTCATCTAACAACATTTTCTGACTGGCTGCTCGTAGGCTATCACGCTCGATCTGATCCACTCTAGCACTGATTAGCTTGATCATCTGAGCTAATTGCTGCTCACCTTCGTCACGCCAATGGCTGTATTCTACACCCACCGTGCTGCGATAATAATACCGATTATTATCCTGCATTTCGCGTATGGTACCATACAGCATGTCTTTGATCATTTGCTTGTCCATACTACAATTTTTCTCCAATCTCGAAACCGCGAAAGCGTAAAAACCTCGGAAACCTGAGCGAATAGCTGCCATCTTGATTTTGAGTAACAGCATCTGCACGAACCTCGACGACCTGCCCCTTAACACTATGCCGACTATGCCAAATCCCAGTACGAAGCTCATCGCTGTAGCCGCTGCCCACGTTAACACGAATTCTACGTCCGTCATCCTCACCCTCACAAACCAGGGCACCAAGGCGCCCGAGATTTTTACCAGTGCCTGCTTCAACGTCAACAATATTTAAGCTAACTTCAATAAAAGGCTTAAGTTTCAACCATGACACACTACGCTTACACTCATAAGGCGCCGCTGTGTCCTTGATCATGATACCTTCGTAGCCGCCTGCAATGGCTTCACGATTGATCTCGCGATAGCGAGCCTGTCCTGCTTGGGTATCTAAGTCTACTAGCTCTTGACCTAGTACACGCACACTTGGCAAAGCTGTCTCATGTTGCTGATAAAATGCCTGTAGAGCATGACTACGTTCTAGTTGGGTAGCTAGACTGCGACCCTGCTCAAAGTCTGCCAAAGGCAAGCAATCAAACAGGTGTAGTACAGCATCGTTAGCCCGTACATTACTCTTACGATGTACCTGACGCATCAAGTCTTGGAAACTCTCACTCATGATCTCGCCATCAAACACCATGGCTTCGGTAAGATTGTTGGCAATGGCGTGGAACTCAGCCTTGACATGTGCAAAATTCACAAGCTCTTTACCATTCCTACTAAACTGATCAACCCTGCCGTCTGGATGCACAATAGTGATAACACGAACTCCATCCAACTTGACTTCGACCAGTTTTTTTCCTGCAACCTTGCCTTCGTGATTAGCACTATCATGAGCAAGTTGACAGCCAAACACAGGCACGCTATAGCCAGGATAGCGATGCTCTACCACCTTGTTGATAGTCTTTTCGCTAACACCACAGCGTAGGTCCTTAATAAGGATACGACGGTACCATCTATTCCACTGCTCAACAGTACTAGCCAGCATCATGTGATTCAGCATGTCACGAGCCATGTTGCCAGTGATCTCTCTGTTGACAAAGCCTGTGATGGCCAAGGCAAAGGTATCCCAGTTCATACCATGGTCGCTGGTTAGTTGATCAGTTGCCTTCTTTTCTGGCACTTGTTTGATGCCAAAGGTAATCATGGGATCCAGAGCCAAGCGGCAACCCTCAAAGAATTCAGAGTTGCCGGCTTCTGCTTGAGCCTCAATAATCTGCTCCTTGTTGGTACGCAGATTATGTGTTTCCAATGCTGAGATAACTTGCCAGGGCTTATCCACCTTAGCCTCCAATTAATGTACCAAACCAAAACGCCGAGCGCACACTGGGCCATAGCCTAACTCTGTGCTACGACTATCTTTGAGACCGTGATTGCAAAAACTGCAAGCACCAGTTAGACGTCCATACTTACCAGCAGTAGCTTCAGGCTCTGCGGCAAACTCTTGTACTAATGCTACGACATCAGCACCAGCTTGTCTAGTAGCATGGAAGTCACCATTGACATCAATGCGACCAAAGTACTTATTGGCACCAAAGGGACCACCGTCTGTTACAAGAATTTGGCCAGCGTACTTGCTAGCGGGACCAGCACGACCAAACGCCACAGGTTGACCCTCAATGCTTTGTAACTTGACCTTGATACGCTTGAGAGTCTGTGCGGCACGATCAAACATGTCCTGAATACGCTGTACATTAACCTGTACAGCGGCGGGTGCTGGGGCAGGATTGGTTGCACGTTGGACAAGGGTGTCGACCCAGGCCAACTGCTTGTCGCTGAGACGACCAAAACGATAGAAGTTGCTGACTAAACTACCAGCGAACTCTGCGTCACGCACAGACATTGCGCTCATAGCATCACGTAGAGCCTGCACTTGGGGTTCCTGACTAGCGTCAGGGCTAACAACACGAGGAGCACGATAAAAACCTTTGTATGCCATTTTGTATCTCCGTTGTTTCAGTGTACCGTTAGTATAGCAAAAATGATCAACCCTGTCAACCTTAGGGTTAATGCGTGTTTAGTGCCGGAGCACATGAATTTACAATTTCGCGCTCCACAGCGTGAGCAGGCTTGCGTCCACGTACAATGTCAACTAACAACATGACGTGAGCGTCTGCGCCGTGAGTACGAATACTGTGGCACAAAGCCCACGACTTGTTCTCAGTTACAGCACGACGAACATGCTTTTGCCAACGTATTTTGAGAGCACGATTAATTTGGCTACCACATACTGTGATGCCAACATAGTGCTCGTTGGTGACAACATTCACTACCATATATAGTGCATGTTTAGTGTCTTGCCTACGTTTACGAGTGCGTTTTTCCATACTCTTAGTATAGCAAAACGGTGAGATTGTGTCAACTTGTGGCACTAAAACCACACACTAGGTGTTGTTTTTCCACGATTTTCTGGGATTTTTCAGCAGAATTATGTGGTTTTTCAGCCACAAATCTGCTGAATTATTAGACGCTAGTGTAGAGTGCGATTTGGTGCAACAAACTCATCAATGCCCAGTATTTCTAAGATTTCGGCCAGCGTTTCACTGGGGTTTTCAAAACCTGCGGCGGGTCCAAACACAGTCTTAAGATTACCGTCCTTGTCAAGTAGGATACCTACATCAGTGTCGTCAATGTCGAAATTTTCTGTTTCGTCGAGTTCCAGTACGGTAAGTTCTTCTTCGGGTTGATCTGCAGGATTTGGTTTTGACATAGGAACTCCTATTTGTAAATGTATTTACACCACAGCGTGATTTGTATTATCTACTACTTGAACAAGATCAAGCTCATCAACACAGTCTGACCCACGAACCCTAGACAAATAGTTGCAATGTATAAAAAGTTCTTTTCGAACAAGCTCTTAAAAAACACAGCAATCAAACCACCCCAGACAAACAACATAATGTCCACTGGCGGCATACGATCACTTTGATTGGTCAACACTGCCAACAAGGTAGGCACACTGCTGAGATGCAACAGCACTATGGTGACCCATCCTAGTGTATGTGCACTGATATTGGTAAGGTGTTCTCGAAAAAACAATAACACAGCACCAGGAATGTTGAGTACACTTTCTAATGCGCGAGTCACTGCTGGTAATTCATCATGTTTCATAGTGCTTCCTTATTTGTAAAAGATGTGTCGACCGATTTTGGTAATACGTTCGCGTTTCCAACCTGGATTGATATATTCCGCGTGGTAATACATAGCCGAGTACAAGCTGGGTAACCTAAACCCTTCTAGCAATACTTTTTTGGCCACTGCCATGCTTTCGTCATAGGCTTCTTTGTGTATGGGTCTCATTGATGCCACACGATCACAGTACCAACTGAATTGGCACACTGTTTTCTCATAAAAAACATTTTTTTGATAAACCACACGACAAATGTCGCTGGGAAACTCGCCACTTTCGGCTCGGTTAAGTGTGACCTGTGCCACGGCTACCTTGCCTTCGAATGGTTCTTGAGCTGCTTCGAAATAGATATTGCGAGCCAAGCAGGCCAATTGTTTCTCTCGTACTTCAGCAGTGATTTCACTGGGTATAACAGGTTGAATATTGGCAAATTTTTTGTCAATGGTCCAAAGTAATAAATTAACGCAGAAATATAAGCCCACGGCCATGAACCCGAGGCCTATGATACGAACCAACCACTTAACTAAGCGATTATCTGGCTCTATTTCCTGAACGGCGATGTCTGTCATAACAGTTCTCCTTTCGGTGTAATGAACGCCATAATACAAAATTATACCCTAAGGGCATGAATTTTGCAAGAGGTTTTGAATTAACCTAACGGTGGGGGATCACCGGATTGAGCTTTGATTCCAGCCCATTGTACAGCATCGAGCTTGACATCGGGATTAGGAACCCCGAAAGATTGAAATATTTTAATATTTTTTCCTTCTGCTATGCCTGCCAGGATAGCTTCTGAATAAATACCACCGTGATTTAGTGCCAGTGACCTGACAGCAGTTTCATGTTTGAGCCATGGATTGTAAGTATCTGTGGCCATGTCATGTAAATTCTGAGCAAAACTTATCACAGTTTCTACACCACCCTTTTGATTAGCCGTACTTATTCCAGCTAACTGTTGATTTTTTCTTTCTTCAATTAGTCCATTATGCAAGGTTAAAAATGCATTATTGCCCGCAGCTAATTGACTAATTATGGTAGGATTGGTAGGATTTGTAAAAGCTGTTTTAGCAGAATTTATTGCAGACGCTGCTGCTGCATCCTGTACAGGATCACCGCCGGTACCGGCTGCTGCGTTAATCGCAGCTATTAGATTTTGACCTTGGGTGCTAGCACTGAGTTGAGCGGCAATGGCAGTCATTGATGTTATAGTATTTGGGTATAATGCATTATATGATGTTCCTATTATGTTTTCCATAGTTGGAGTACCAAATATTGTAGAGCCTGTGCCTAAATTAAGATTTGGTACATTAAAAAGTGCCTGATAAACAGCAGGATTCGCATGTGCCGCCATGACCTGAGTCAGAGTAGGTATACTTATCTGAGCAAGAAATCGCCCAAATTCTTCGCCGGTGGTCGCACTAGCATTAAAACCTGTTAAATTAAATAATTTGTCGGCTAACAAAGGTAAGGTAGGTACTAAGGCTGCTGCGGCAGGACCTAATAAATTATTAGCATTTAGTAAATCACTAAACTTATTGATTGCCGCTCCTGTAACCGCAGTGACACCTATATTGGTGATTATTTCTTGAAAATACTTAGTTGGCATGGTATCCATGACTTTGACGATGTCTGCGTCTGGGATAGTTCCGGCCTGTAACATTTCGTAGCTGAATCCAGCTGAATCTAATGTGCTTAAGACTTGATCTGTTAAACCTTGGTTAAGCCAGTTTTTTACTATACCTGTTGGTGTAAACGTTTCTGTGAGTTTACTAAAGTCAAACCCAGTACCAAAGTTATTTTGCATATTACTGGTAAGTTGGGTCCATCCAGTTTCACTGCTGCCAAATTGGTTTGTAATACCTAATGTAGCTTGATCCAATGGATTACGAACACTAAAACCAAAATCTTCACTGTCAGTTAATTTCATCTGATCAAAGTTTCCAGCTATGTCGAATGATTGTTGTATAAAAGTTTTTGCAGTTTGAATAACATCCGTGGCACCTTTAGCCAAGTGAGTAAACAAACTAGATCCCTGCGACTGGACAGTACCAGGAATAAACGCTTCATTGGTTAGTATAGATCCAGTTCCGGTATTAAGAATACTACCGGCGGCTGCTTGTTGTGTTGGGGTACACACACCATTTAAACAAGGTGGTAAATCTCTAATAGCAGCAGTAACCAAGCTACCTATGCCAGCACCTACTGCACCTGTAATTGCACCTCTGACACCTCCAGTGGCGAATCCACTGACTGCACCAGCCATTAATGGATTAGATGCTAGGCCATATCCTTGCAATAATCCAGCACCAGCTAAGGCCAATATAGGCGTACATAATCTACACATAGTTTTGTATTTATGCCCTTAGCTCTGGGGGTAAATTAGCGCCAGTGGCACCAGCGGCAATAAGATTAGTACCTGTATAGGTATACATTACTTTGGAGTCGCCTTTGGGTTGCCGACCTTGATAGGCAACATGCACCCAATTTCCTTCATAAATTAATTGACTGTAAGAGTAATTGTTTAGCATGTGTTTGAATACACGTTTACTAAAGTCTTGTTTTTCAGCCTGACTAGGATTACCGGTCGCACTAATATCAACTGCACACCCTATACTATGATCACTGTTATTTGATCCGCCTATGTAATTATTGTATGCTGTGGTCCTGAATGCACTGGTAATTCGAAATTTAAATCCATCTTGTACCAATCTATCTAAAATGTTAGTGCATAAAGCTATCCAGTTACACTCTATTTGTTCTTTAGTAAAACCGTTTTGTGCTTCAATAGGCATTTTGCTGTCTGCTAATTTAAAATAAGCACTATTGGTACATCCATTTAACGGTATAGGCAATGGGGTCGGCGCCGATTCGGCACCAGCATCACCAGGCGTATTCTCGTGATAGGTAGGTAACGATGAGCTGACCTGTGACTCTTCGTTGACCAAACTGGATATTCCTTGATTGGTATTTTCGTAGACGATTCTACCGTCTACTACCTGAGTACCTGGCGATAATAGATTTGGGACTCCTGACGCTGTAATATTACCTACTTCTACTTGACAACTGCCGGTTAATACTGCATCGAAACAGCTGGTTATACTACCTACATGAGCCAATGGACGATTGTTTACTCTGACGTCACAAGCACCATTTAAAATACAACTAGGTGGATGTTTATTACCTCGTAAACTTAGATGAGGCATAGTAGTATCGCCTACACGAGCAGCAGGAGAATTCTCTATTAGTACATCGCAGGACCCTGTGCAGATTAAACCGCCTAGGCCAACACAGTCTCGTCGTGCTCGTGCAGCTTTGGCCATTTACTCAGCAGTGGTCACTGCCACATAGTGTTCGCGCATTTTTTCATGTGTGCGACACATGGTAATCACATGCTGATTACGATAAACTAGGTTTTCTTGATCAGGGTCTAGACCAAACATGGCCTGAATTAGTCCAATACCGTCGGGACTGGTGACCACAATACAGGGACGACGCAGTTCTATTTGGTCAGAGTCAGCAGTGACCACTTCGCCACAGACTTCATCACCACTGAGCAATTTGAGATTTACTACATCTCCTTGATTGTACTTTGTTCTTTCAACTAGCATTGAGTTCTTCCTTGAGTTTATTGAATACGCCTTCACTTAACTGGCTAAGCCCGTTGTAACCATTTTCCACAAACAGTTCACCGTTGCGATAGATCTGTGGCACCGTACGGTGTCCTTGACTCATGATAAATTCGCGTGCCTCGGGCACTAGATCCACACGAATTTCTTCGTAAGGAATATTTTTCAATTTCAACAAATTCTTTGCACGATCACAGAATGGACAGTTGTCTTTGCTGTATACAGTTAACATTAGGCTGGCTCCACTTCAACTACTACACCGGCACCGGCCAGCTCTTCTGACACACTGGCCAATGCTTCCAACAATTCTGCTGTGGCCAATTTGGGATCTTTGGCTGTGTCTTTGACCAAGGTACTTAACTTGATCACTATGACTTCTTCATGTATTTTTGCCACGGTTGCTCCTTAAATTTCTGGCAGTAACTCACGCTCTACTGTGTCACTCATTACACCAATCACATAATTAGTTGATTCGGATTCCTGTAGAGCAGTTTGTTTTTTGTTGATCATCACATGCTTGTTGAACCAAGGTATTGGTGTTGTTTTTGGATGATCTTCAGTGTATTTAATGCCAATGTCTTTGAGTCGTGTAAAAGCGGTGTAGTCAACAAAGTCCTTGAGTATCTGACTATTCAGACCAATTACTACACCTCGCTTGAACAAATAGTCAGCCCAGGCTTTTTCTTCTTCTACAACTTCCATGTACATTTTATAAACTTCGTCTCGACACTGTTGAGCAGCTCTAGCAAAACGTGGGTCATCGCGCACCACTTGGTTGATAATGTAAGCAGTCCAATCAGCGTGTAAGATTTCATCTTGCAGAATTAGTGCAATGATATTACCATTGCCAATGAATATGCGATTTTCCACCATGGCAAGACTGGTAGCAAAACTGACCATAAAGCGTAAGGCTTCTAGTGCGTAACTGGCATTTAGTGCCATCCAAATTGCTCGAACGTGTGCCGTTTCGTCGACGGATTCTGGATTTAATTCCTTGGCACTATTAATTCTGTGTAAGTCATCATAGTATCTACCTACACTGGCCGCCATGTCTACTATTTCTCGGGTCTGGTGAATTTTGTTAAATTCCTCTTTGGGTACACCATAGATGTTTCTGATGATATGGCTATAGCTTTTGCTATGAATATTTGTCTCGAAGAAACTCCAGTTATTGACCAGAGCTTCTAGCTCAGGTACACTGACCACAGGATTAAAAATCTGTGCCGGGGCACGACCTTGTATGCTGTCTAAAGCAGTTTGTCTTAGCAGGTTACTGGTAAAGATATGTCGAACAGCATCCGTGGCTTCTTTGAAATCGATCTTGTCTTTGGTCAGTGTGACTTCCTCTGGCACCCAAAAGAATCCTCGGGCGGTCTCTTCGAACTTGGCAATTTTAGGATACCTGACTTCTTCGAAACGCTGCACTGTAACTGGACCTTCGGGATCCAGAAACATGTTTCTTTGTAGATAGTTTGTCTGTCGCTGTAGGTTATATTGGGCAATACTCATAAAACACAGGCCTCACAATGTTCTTGGTCTTCTAATTCAACCAAGTTGGTTATGGTAGGTTCAGCCACAGTGTTTGCTGTGTTACTAAGTAAACTCTTGGCTCCTACTTTGTTGATTAGACTATAATAGATAGTCTTTAAACCCCAACGATGAGCTCGCATTAGGTTGCCAGCAATCACCGTGGCAGGTACTTTGTTTCCTGCATAGTAAGCAGGATTGTAAAACGTATTAGTACTAATACTTTGATCAATATAAGCTGCCAGAACAGCAGCAGTTTTTAGATAGTCAGTGCAATCACGCTGATCCCACATGAGTTGATAACGTGTCTTTAGGCGGCGATATTCAGGCACCACCTGTACAAACGATCCTGCCTTTGATTCTTTTACTGAAATCAACTCCATGGGCATTTCAATACCATTGGTGCTGTTCAGTACCACCGAACTTGATTCAACAGGTGCAATGGCCATTAGTGTGGCATTGCGTATGCCAGATTTTAGTAATCTAGCACGTAGTGGTTCCCAGTCAAGACCAGGAGCAAAGTCCGTAAGCTCATTAACTGCCCGGGCGCGACGTTCCCAAGGGAAAATTCCCTTACCGTAATAGGTCTGCGCCGACTTACTGCAAGCACCGCGCTCTTCGGCCAATTCTACACTCGTTTCGGTTAGGTAATAGGCCTGATGTTCCATCCAACGCCGGACTTCCGCCAAAGCTGTTGGTTCGCCGTACTTGAGTCCCTTACGGGCGTGCCAATAGGCAAGGTTAGTGATGCCTACCCCAAGTGGTTCAAAGTCACGGTTAGCCAGTTCACTTTGTATACTCAGGAAGTCTTGATAATTAAGTAAGTTGCTGAGACTGCGTACCAGTATTCTACAGCACTTACGCATTTCTTGTGGGTTACGAAATGATCCCCAGTTTATGCTGCCAAGAGTACAAAGAGCAATTCTTCCTTCAGCATCTTCAATCCTTTGGAAAGGTCTGGTGGGTAGTAGTATCTCCTGGCATAGGTTTGATTGATATATGGGATCCAACGTTGTATCGAACGGACCTTGACGTTGGACGTTATCGACATTGACAAGATAGATTCTACCAGTGTCAGTACGTTCCTTAAGTATTCCGTTCTTGAATACTTCATCTGCTGGTAGCGTCTTTTTCTTCTTAGTCGCATCTTGCTCATATTGAACATAAAGCCTTTCGAATTCTGTGGTATCCCTGTAAAATGCTTCGTAAAGATCAGGAACTTCGTGCGGATCAAACAAGGTAATGTTGCCGCCATGCTTGAATCTGCGCCAGAAAAAAGCATTGACTACCACTGAATAATCCATTTGTCTAACACGAGTTTCTTCTGTGCCTTGATTATTCTTTAGTACAATAAGGTCTTCAAACTGTGCATGCCAGATAGGAAAAGTCACTGTGCATGACGCATTACGTATGCCACCTTGGCTGCAACTGCGTAGGTCACTGAACCATTTTTTCATAAATGGTACTAGGCCTGTGTGCTTGATTTCGCCATTGCGAATGGGAGCACCAAGTGGTCTAATGCGTCCAATCTCTAAGCCAATGCCAGCACGTTTACTGGCATACTTGGCCATCATTTCGCCAGCAGCGAATATGCTATCAAGGGTATCATCACTGCTGATAAGAACGCAACTGCTGAACTGTTTAGTAGTAGTGCCAAGCCCAGCAAGCACAGGGGTGGCAAGAGTGAAATGGCCATCTGAAGCGCACTCATAGTAATCCTTGACATATTTTAATCTACGATCCGGGGATTCGGCATGAAAGGCAGTGGCAGCAGCAACAGCATAACGCACCTGAGGAGTTTCGAATACCCGGCCAGTGGCACGATTTTGTACTAGATATTTTTCACAGAGCTGTGCAATGGCAGCAAAAGTATAATTTTCATCTTTGGCATGATCAACAAATAAATCTATAATATTCCATTCATCTTGGGTATACCACTCTAGCAATTCCGGGGTATACATTCCGGCATCTACGTTCCGCTTTACAATTTCATACAAGCGGGGTGGATCGTACTGGCCATAGACTTCTTTACGTAACATGCTAAGGCGCTGACGACCTGCTACATATTGATAATTGACATTGTTGATTTCAGGATTCTCGGTTTCATCTATGAGGCCTACCATGGCCTGTAACAGCAAGGCATCTATGGTTTCAGTGGTCATTCCGTCATGGAATTCTAGCTGTGCCTTGATTTCTATCATGCTTGGGCTGACCCCATCAATGCCTCTGCAAGCATGTAAAACTTGTCTTTGTATTTTGGAGATATCTAGTGGTACTCGGTGGCCACTGCGCTTTACCACACGTATTTCTGTCATTCTATTGTTCCTTGTTATTCTTACTTTAAATCTAAACCTAGATCAGCAACGGAATATCTGTGCTTAAGTTGTAATTTTTCGTCGACGAGATGTTTATTTACTATCTCATTGAACCTTAAATTAAGTATATATTTCCCCCGATTCACCCATACTGTGTTGAGTATGTCACCGGTATCTATATCTTTATATACTCTTATTTCTAAATTATCTATAGTGTTATCCCAATGGTCGCATAGATATAAAGTATACAGCATGCCCAATGCTTTTGCAAGATCGCAGTAGTAGTTTTCGTGTACCAAAACCCAGGGATCCGGCCATTCTGCGATCAAGTCAGCGGCCAAGTAATGAGCAACATAGGGTGCATAGCTCCAGAGTTGACTAGTGTTTTTAACAGCAGTGGCTAGATCTTGAGTGCCAATCTGCTGTCTAAACTCTCGCCATTCATGAAGCCTTTCTTCAGGCTTCGAGGTCCACATGATTAAACTATAGTGTTATAGGTGTTTGATTTAACGTCATATGTAATAGCACTGGGATTGCCGCTATTATCACTGGTGTATACTAATATGGGTCTGGCTGTGCCAAGGCTAGCATTGAAATCTACTTGTACTGTAATACCGGTTGGTGTTTTTTCTGAATAACTGTCACGCCAATCACAGGTATTAGTGGCAGCGTCGGCGCTAAAATGTATGGTTCCTGATCTATATTTGGTGCCTCTTTGTACACTGTAGTGCACGATACCTGTTCTAAACCTAGGATTTAATGGAACATAATTTACTGTATTATTTTGCACGATTATTGATTTACCTAATGTTTGATATGTATAGCCGTATTTAACTGCGTTGGCTGTGTCTGTACTGACTACTTCAGGATAAGCATGTTCTACTGTGCTTACTGTAGCGTCATTGTCTTGATTGCGTAGGAATACATCACCTAGGCTATAACTAAGGTTACCACCAAACTTAATTACATTATTTGTAATTGTGTTACCATAGCTGACACCAACATTGGCAAGAAAAGTATTCATGCCACTGGTAACACCTCTAAAGTTTTCCACTCTAATGGCTTCAGAATGAATTTTATCAAATACGCTGTTAGTGATTCTAATGGCTGCAATATTAGCGCCAAGGCCATTAGCTGTTATTCCTTGATATAAATTACTAAATGTACATTTATCAAAAGTTATACCTTGAGTACCTGCTGTTTCTGCTATGTTAGCGCCTAGTGTAAATCCATTAAAATCGCAGTCTTCGAAGTGTACATTACGAGTAGGCAAATATGTACTAGCAATAAATGCACCAGCACTATTAGTAACTGTGCTTGGACCTAATCTAGGCCCAATAAATTTGCATCCCACAAACTTAACGTCGTGCACACTTTCTAATCTTGCAATAGTAATATCTGAACTATTTTGAAACGTAATATTTTCAAAAATAATATCACCCGGGGGCACACCTCCTGCAGTTAATGTGTTATCTGCATTACCGATGCTGTTGGTAGTCTTAATTGAGCAAGTGGCAACCGGGCTGATATTATATATTATTACACCATCTTTTGTGGTTCCACGCAGAGTACAATATGGAGGAATTCTTAGTTCTCCGCTGATCACATAAACACCCGGATAAAAATCTATAACACGTCTGGTCACATAATCTGTATAACTGGCTAACCGATCATATATTTGATCAATGGCACGTTGAATAGCTGCTATGTCATTGGTGGCCCCATCGCCTTTGGCGCCAAAGTCTTTGACATTTACTATGTCGTCTAATTTGTCTTGTAAAGTGCGTACAACTGGTACCAATATATCTGCCCCAGTTTGCGCTTCATAGCCACCTAATATACCCTTAAAAGTATATGGAAAGAGAGTACCAATTAGAGTTTTCAGTGAATGCTGTGTGAGGATTTCTGTATTGCCCTCATAAGGAGCCCCTTCGCCAACGGTACCATTTCCAATGAATAATCTTAGCTGATCATGAGCCCATCCAAATTCACCGCCGGCCAATTGGCCAATGTCTTCAAAAAAACCTCTGCGGACTTGAATCTGACTGATCTGTACTACTGCCATGGTGTGCCCTCGTTGTATAAGTATTTACCGAAGCCGATAATACTCGCTAACGCGATCGCACCAACGTTGTGTCCACATATCAAAATCACTGGGTTCTAATACAAACTCTTGATACTCGGGTTCACTGTCAGCCGCGGGCCTTACAGACATCATGATCACACCTTTGCGTATGTTGGTACCATGAACTTCGTTATGTGCCAAGGCATAGGCAGTGAGTTGCAGAAAGTAATCGTCAATCCATTCTCTGCGCTTGGGTTTGTTGCTTTGCTTGAAATCAAGTATGGCTTCATCGCCTGCATGGACGCCCACACAGTCTGTGGTACCAGCATAGAGTTCAGGAAAGTATAGTGGCACTTCATTGCCCCATACTTCCAAAACATTTTTAAAACCCGACTCAATGATTTTCATGGCCATGCGATGGCTGCGTTGGCTTTCAGGATGTGTACCAGGATTGCCTGGATCACCAGTCTGCACGTAGTTTTCTAACCATTTGTGCATTCTAGTGCCTCGGTTGGCGGCTTCAGTGGTAATCTGTTGTGCCCGATCTTCACCTACACGCTTTCGCCATTCAGCTAGAGCCTGACGTGCTTCGGCAGGTTTAGTAGCGTCTAAGATTGTGGTTACTGAAGGTACACGCTGACCGGATGGAGTTACATAGTAACGTCGTCCGTTGAGACTTTCTCTTTTGATTGCGTAATAATCGTATTTTTGAATTAGCATTTCACTAGCTTAACATACTAGCTGAGCAAATGCAACTGTTAGCTGCGTTTTTTCGCTGCTCGCTTTGCCATAGATGACACTGTTTGCTCAGGATTCCTGCCACTGCCAAAGTCATCGTTGCTTGGTTCATCGGAAGGTAATTGGTCCTCACTACCTTCTAAACTCTTAAGATACACATACTTAACACCCGAGTCATCATCACCGATGTTTCTGATCATGTTTTTGATTGTGTCGTTGTTTTCATAGGCATTCTTAAGTAGGTCCACATTAAACATTTCTGATCCTGGTATACGCCTAACCAAATTGATTAAACCGTCAACTCGTATTTGATCTGTTCTACTACGCAGATCATCTAACACACTGACTAAATTAGCAATTGAGGGGGTCATTGCCCCCTCAAATGCAAACTCTTTGGCTCTCATTTAGCGTTTTTCTCTACCTACAGGAGCTTCTCCGCCGGCAGCGGCATCTGTGGCTGCAAATTCGTCTGAGTCCATGTCAAGATCGCTAGGTGCTCCTAGATCGACTGCTGCTCCAGCTGGCTCAGCACCAATGGTATCTCCCATGCCTGGCATGCCCATACCACCGCCCATGTCCTCGCCAGCTAGACTGCGTGCCGAGGAATCAGCAGTTTCTCTAGCTTGGCTCAGGCTTTGGCTAATATTTTGCAGCAGATCGCCCATGGCTGACTTGAACTGATCAGCTTCAGCCATGCCAATTTGGTCACGAATGGTGTCAATTAAGGCAGGCAATTGCTCGACCTGCATCTTGCTGACCTTTTCTACCATGTCTTGAATACTGTCTACCATGTCCTTGGCTGCTAGTATGGCTTCGCTTTTGCCCATTTCGCTTTCCATGAGATTTTGATTCTCACGCATCCAGCGGTTAAGACTTTCACGTACCATGAGCAATTCCATGTACTTGGGATTACGCTCAGCGGTGTGCACACCATAACTATGGCGAATACGCTTGATGTTTTCGCCAATCATGTGCTCAAGATGTTGTGCCTTGGCATAGGTTAACTTGTTATAGTCTAAACTGAATCCGAAACGGCTTTTCATAAGAGTGTTCATCCTTTGTGAATTTGCTACAGGACTGAAATCAGAAATGTTCATAGTGGGAGGTTCCTACAATTTAATGTATTTAGCCATCTTTAAACTTTTTTCTAATAACTGTCGCTGATGGTTTAGTCTGGCACGACTTTCTAGATATCTGCTGCGAAATAATTCTGTGTTGCCTTTGTTTTTGTGGTGTTCGAGTTTGGTTTGATAAAATTCCACATCATGATTAATACGCAGACAGGCTTGGTCATATCTATAGATTTCGTCAGCTAGTTGTCCGCGGCCATTTTGTTGACAGATAGCATAAAATATAGCAGCATGACGATTTAAGAAAATGAGTTCTTGATCATTGTACCTGTAGATCATGGCCCATGTATGATTAATCGATCTTAGAGCGTAGTTACCTATTAGATAACAGTTTCGTCCCAGTGGTACTATAAGTGGCTGTGGTTGATTTTTCTGGTCTAGTAGGTGTTCTAATTCTTTTCTGGACCAGTGCTTGACCTGTGTAACTACTTGTTTAAGTGCTCTATCTATGGTTTGTTCAATGGTTAACTTGTCTACGGTATTGTATTTGTCCATCTTGATTGCGTCTATACAGCACGCCCTTATTGACTAATTGGTTGGCTAGGACTTGTTCACGTTCAGTTAGAGTGTTCTTGATTACTACAGTGTCTGCACTGTCGAATCTAGCTAATACATCGGATTCTTCGTTGGTAATAGGCATTTGTATGCCATTGGTAAATTCTACTATTTTCATTTTAGTGCTACTAACAGTGTGACTATGGCACCAATCAAGGTTAAAATCAAGCCCGAGCCAATGGTTATCAACTGCCTATTGTGTTTGTCATTGGCTTCAGACAAACTTTCACGTATATCAGATACCATTTTTTCCATGGCAGATACCTTGTCATCGAGATTATCCAGTTTCATGTTAAGTTGTCTATAACGTTCGGCACAAAGTTCCACATGAGCCTCCAGGTTTTCTCGTTCAATATCACTAGCAGACATATATTTAGGACCACATAAAAAAATTGATCTACACTATAGTAGATCATAGTGTATTTAATCCTTTTCTGGCAAAATCTTAAAGTACGTGTTTTTCAACGGTCCAGTTGTCCTAAACACAGGATCTGGTAACGTAATAGTTTCATCTAGACCTGTTATCACAGGAACTCGATTAAAATCAGCAGTAAGTGTTCGAAAAACTTCTGTTTCTGTACTAACCTTGTGAGGAAATTGAAATTGGAATATAAACTTCCAGCATCGATGCTGCTCAGAATAAAATTCTCCAAAATCGTGATGATCCACAATAACCATTTTTGGATTTAGTGGACTTACAATGATATTAACTTCGTTATGTAGTCCTACTATCTGATAAGCTGTTTCCCAATTTCGCTGCTGATTTCTTAATTTAATTTTGTCAGCATAATCTGTTCTTATGCCGGTATCAGTGATATCTATTAGACTGTATACTGCTAGTTTCATTAAAATATTTATAGATCACTAACACAACCCAATAAAAAAGCCCTAGCTAGCTAGGGCTTGGTAAACAGATTAAACTGCTAATTAGGCAAATGTATTGCCACTCAAACCGTTATAAACTGTCCATGTGGTGCTGCCACTTGTAGCTGCGTCGGCATCGGTTGCTAGTACGCTGGCAATAGCTGTACCACCAACATCTGTAGGAAGACCTTCTACTACAAACATTGCATTGTTGCTGGCAGGTGTGCCTACTACTGTGATTGTGCAAAACTTGCTTAGTACACGCACACATTTTTCAAAGTTGCTATTCACTGCTGAGTAGCTGGTATGAATACCAGTTAATGCACACAGTACAAATTTAATGTCACGTCCAATGAATTCGCCTGGAAGAGCACCACCGTTGGTTCTTGTAAATTCAGCCATTTTTTTTCCTTTCTTGTTTAATCACGCTTTCGCGTATAAGTTTATTTATGATACTGCTATTTTTTCTGTGCCGCAAATCCCGAAAAATGTGCAGCACCAAAATTACCTTTGCTGACCAACTTGATCATGCCCACACTAGTAGGAAACACAAAACCTTCGCCGCCGGGTCTGCCGTTAATGGTCTGTGATATACCTTTAATCTGCGACTCTAGTTGCTGAATCAGTGCTTCTTTGAGTGCGGCTATGCTTTGCCAAGCCTTGGCTAGGGCCTGATAACCCGCTGCATTAGACTGCATGTAGCCATCCGGCGCTAGTAAATTTGCTGATTGTTTGGCACTGACATTGGCCTTGAGCCATTCTGTAATATCTAAACTGGTCTGTCCTGTGGCTCTATGATTAAAATACTTCTTAATGCTTTCCTGCACCGTCTTGGGCAGTCCTGACAAAAACTGATCTATGGCCTGAGCTGCTGCACCGGACACGGTTTTCTGTGCTTGCACCACTAGACTGCCAGGCACACGTAGTGTAAATTTGATGCCCATACTAGGTGGAATCACAGTGACTTGGTCATTACCAAAAGATTTACCAGTGAATGGTGCATCTTGAAACTGATGAGCCACAATCAGTGCACGACGACCAGCGATTAATTTGCCTAGTTCTGAATTGACATCTACTGCATAGCGCACAGTAACCGGTTGAAACACATAAGCACCGTTAACAGGCTCAAGAGGCCCCACAAACATGAGATCGCCTTTGAATACCCCCGGTGTGTTGCCAACTGCGGCTTCTAGCCCTGGCCATATGGCTGCAATTTTTTTGTATAGGTCTGGCCTGGCTGTGCGTGATCGCTTGATTTCAGTATCATAGCGTTGCCAATCTAAAGGTGAATAAGCATGAAAAGTTTCCGGCATGTATTTGTCGTTGATAAAAAACTTGCCACTGGTGTCTCTACCAAAGTATAAAGCTATCATGCCATCCCATTTGATACTGCCCGAGCCTGGATTCTTTGCAATTTCTTGTAATGCCGTGACATATCGCTGTGCCTGTGCAGTGCCTTGGAACACACTGTCCTCAGGATGTGGTATTCTAGGATCTTGTTCGGCTTCGGTTAAAAATTCTCGGTAGGTTTTCATTTAATACGATCGCTAATATCTCTGAACCAGGCTGCTGATCCAATCTGTGCTGTTTCAGGCAATTTGTACAGTCCACGTGCAGCGTCCTGACGTGCCTGTGCTAGTTTGCCTTCGCGATCTGGATCATTTTTGAGTGCTGCTAATATAGATTCTTTGCTGTCGAGATCCTGTTCTCTAGCCCCAGGACCTAGTAATATTTTGGCTACTTGCTTTCTGGTGCGCCCAACAACTTCTCCAGTATCACGATTCATTAGCTTGGCCGAAAACGCATCAAATTTAAGATTATAAAATTTAGCCAAACTACTGAGCAGCATGAAAATTTCAGATCCTTTGAAATCAGGCATATCGTACATGCCACGCAGTCCGTGTTGATGCCAAGGGGCTACAACGGCAGCTTCATGAATAACCATGACATCAACTTGGGCCAGTTTTTGGTCACCAACTTGGGCAGTATATGGTAGACCGATGTGCACATTGCGTCCACTGACCTTGCTTTCTAGTCCACGTTCTTGAAAATAGGACTTGAACATTTGTTTAGCCGCACTCACCGGATCTCGTTGCGATTCTGTATTAAAGTACTTGATGACATCATCTGCTTCGACCATGATGTCTATGTCACCAGATTCTACCTTGTAGCCAGCACTGCCTATGTCAACCTGTACTCCACGATTAATAGCGGGTGGCAAATGACCGCGAGCAATTTTAACCACAGCAGGCACATCGTCCCGTGCCACTGGCTGGGAATTTGGTATAGCCGCGCCGCCTTCATATATATACATCATTTGGTTTTGACACCTAAGATATTCAAAAAAGCATCAACTTGTGGGACACCTGTGCTACGCACTGTGTTACCACTTTGTTGTATATAAGGTGCAAGATATGTATTCACAGCCTTGAGTTGACTTTGTCCTATAAATTGCTGAACATCAGCCAGTACCTGTGTTCTTAATTTAGTAGGTACACGAGCAGACTGCGTGGGTTGTGTTGTGGTAGTTTGAGCAGCAGTTGGAGTACCACTGGGACTGAGTGCACTATAAGCAGTTTGGTTTAATAATTCTATGTCTCCGGGTATAACTACTTCTTTGCCCTGTGCGTCAGTCCATTTGCCTGTGCGTTTATTAAATATGTAGTTATTCCCACGTATGTTCACAGATGTGTTACGTTTGGGCGCAGCGTAGCCGGTGGGAATTTGGCTTTGTGATAAAGGCCCACGTATGCCAGTACTGTTCCCGTGTTGAGGTCCTTGCCCTGCACGAGCACTCCAATATTCTTCACTACGAGCTCGAATGTATTTGTACATATTAGTGTAGTCTTTGGCATTTTGCAATCCCGGCGGTGGTATTTGACTCGGGCCCGGAACTTTGTCTTTAAATGCATTATTACTCCATGTCACTAATTGCTGCTCAATCTGGTCTGAACTAGTATTAGGATTTATAGTACTAAGCACACCGGCCCAATCACTGTAAGCATCTTTAGCTACTGCATCGACATCTTTTTGAAACTTATTAGCAGCTTGTCTGGCTGTCCATCCAGCAGCAGCACCTTGAAGTGCTTGGCGAACACCGTCGAATGGTGCTTCTTTAACAATTTCATTAGTTTTCATCTTTAAGACGCCTTATTCCACGACTAAATTTAGAGGCGTCGCCACTGCGTATGCTGTTGATCAGTCTACGCTCTAGTTCGCCGGCTGTTTCATGATCATAGTTTTCCCTGATATACTGTAATAAATTTACAGCACCTGAAATCACATTAGCTGCTCGTGTCTCAACAAAATTTTCACGATCGCGATTCAGTGTCAAGGAATCTAATTCAGCTAATATACTACGAGTACGCTTTTGCAAAATTGCCTCCAGATAACTTATTTATAAATTACTTGGAGAACTTTTCAGACCAGCCAACATTTGCTTGAGTTTATTGGTTTCTACACCCACTGCTCGCGGCGCTGCTCGCACTGGTTCTTCTGTGACCTGTGATGTGGTCTTAATACGATCCATAACAGAATTAGCCACACTGCGATAGCCACCTTCAGTGTTTTCTGTGGTGCCAGAATCACTAATACGCATGGTTTCTATGTTGTAGTCTAGATCAATTTTCTGACCTACACCTGTGCTACTGCGTGACTTCATACACTGTATCTGATATTTTCCACGTTCACGCATGGCTCTGCTGGTAAAAATACCAAACACATTATCTGCTGTGTTAATCTTACTGATACCACCTGAAATATGGCTATGGTCGAATTCGACTTCTTCTACTGCTGATCTATTCAGCTGCGAAGCTGTGACCATGAGTACACCAAGTTCCTTGGCCAAGTTACGCAGTTCTTCGCTGACATACTTGTCTTTGACAAACAAGTCGTTGGGCGAGACCTTGGCTGACACCGGCATCAGCAGGTCCAAATAGTCTACCATGACAAAATCCACTCTATGACCAGTCTGAATTTGATATTCCTTGAGAAAACTGCGTATGTCATTGATAGTGCTTTGTGCTGGCATGTACTTGATGCGATATGCGCCAGATTTTTTACCCACAATTTTGACCTTGAGCCCGGTATTGTCAATGTCTTTTCTGATGTCTCTGGTGCTTTGATCTGTGAGCATGGCATCTGTGCGTAGCCCAGTGAGTTCTTCACTGAGTTCCAAGGTAAGATACACACCACTGAGTCCCTGCTGTAACCAACTTAGAGCTATGTTCATCATAACCAAGCTCTTGCCTGATCCAGACCCACCGGCAAAGATATTGAGTTCGCCACGACTGAATCCACCATAGAGTATCTTGTCCAACTGTGGCCAACCTGTGCTGACTTGTCCACCAGAGTTAAAATAACGATTGATACGATCTCCGGGATTGGCCCAGTAGTCAGTGCCCATGTCTCTGGTCAAGCTGATTTGCACAGCTTCTTTGATCAGCTTTTCCACGGGATTGTACTCACCTTTTTCCAACAAGTCAGCACTTTTGAGAATAGCACGCTCTAGTTCTTGACGCCGAGTAAAACTTTCGAACTCGGTCATGAACCAGTCTAGGTGACCTTGGTCTAGCTCGGGCACAATCTTGATGTCTACACCAGCCACAGCCTGTACCTGTTCTACTTTGGGCAGTACACCATGTCGATGTGTGTGCTCGGCAATAAACTTGGCAGCTTCGCGCAGACTACGATCGAAGTTTTCTGGATTGTAGATGTTTTGCACACGAATAAAACTCTGTGCATCAGTTAACATGATCTCTAAAAACAATCTCTGCAGATCCACTGAGTAATTTTTTTCCATACTAGTTATATAGTCTCTTGCGTTTGAGTATGATCTTTAATTTGCTGGTTTGTGTTTCGGCCAAGATTGATTTTAACACAAACACAGCACCATAGCGTACCACAGCTTCGTTGACATCCTTGCAGGTTTCTTGCCATACAGGAAAGCTCACTGACCACCCATAATCCAAGGCTGCGCCGATTAATTGCTGCCCGGCACGATCTCGATCTGGTACCACTATGATTTCTTTGTTCAGCTGTTCTATGAGTTCGGCCTGTGCTTCTGAGCAGTTGTTACTGAGTATGGCCACACCATTGATACTCATGGCATCAAATGGTCCTTCGGTGACTATGACAAATTTAGCTGCGGGAAGTTGCTGATCTAAATTGTACACATAACCGGCGTCGTAGTTGCTGTGATATTTTGGACGCACAGCAGGATCCCAAGCTCGTGCTGAGTAGCCGATTAGTTGATCCTGCCAGGTAAAAGGTATAATGATTCTACGGTTGAGATTATACTCAGCTTGACTGCTGGTCATTAGACCATAGCGTTGCCAATCAATCTTGCGTTGTTGAACATAGGCCAAGGCTGCAGGATCATGATCCAAAGGCGCAAGATTTGCAGGCATGTTGCGTGGCGTAATTACGGTAGCAGCGGGTTCTGGTTCTAGTTCGGGTATACCTTGTAGTTCTCGAACACGAACTGCTTCGATGACTAGTCTACTTATGGTGTTTTCGTCGGCGCCCAACCAAGATAAAAATCTACGAAATTTATAGCCTAGGGCCCATCCCGGTCTGTGTGATACCTTGAACTGGCAGTTAAAACAGTGATACGACACTGTACCGTCTGTGTTGGCAATCAAGCCACCACGTGATCTACTGTCGGGATTGTGCCCGCGATGCACACAGCACACAGCATTGAAACTGATCCAACCACTGCCAGAGTTACGGCGTCGAGCTGGTAGTAGTTGTAATACAGCATCTTGAACAGCAGTCGTCATCTTTAATATTATACATGATGTTGACTACAAACACAATCAGCAACTATACCATTCTTTCCATAATTATGGTGTTCTTTTTATACCCACCGCCAATGCTGAGTGTGATTCTGTAAAATCTACGATTGGTAACGTCTTGCACATTGTAAATGGCTACGTCACCTTGCCAGGGAAAACTCCATGAAAACGGTTGTTGCCATGTAGTGTTTAAGGAATTACCATTCCAATATCTTGCCTCCCAGTTTCCGGTGTAGTCACCTTTGGCCCAGTAGATCTGTCCTGTGATGTTTACCGTTAGTGTACCTGTGGTTACTCTAAACTGTAGACTACGACTACCACTAGGGGCTAATTGTACAGCTAGTGTGTCTAATGATAGTTCTACGCCGTCATCAATGTTAGCAGCCTTGTAACCCGGAGGCGCTGAGACTATGATAGGAGCAAATGGATTAGGAGCACCTCCTACCATACGCACACCAGCAGAAGCAGTACTAGTATTAGCAGCAGTAGCGGAAACTGGTCCAGCGTTAATGGTTGATCCGTCTGATCGCGTAATAATTAAATTACCATTGGTTACCACCGCCGAGGTTATGCTGACACCAGCTGGTCCTGTTGCACCCGGTTCGCCGCTATCACCCTTGGGACCTTGTGGGCCGGTAGCTCCAGCCATACCTGTTGCTCCTGTACTACCCGCTGGTCCAGGTTGCCCTGCTATACCAGTAGCTCCCATTTCACCAGAGAGCCCCTGTATACCTTGCGGTCCTGTAACTATAGTGGGTTCAGGTGGAGGAGGAACTGTACCACGCCATTTGACTCCGTCAAATGTGTATTGTGTACCTTTATGTGTGGTAAACACGTCGCCATTTTCGGCATTGAGTGGTAGATTATCAAGCATAATTTATCCTATTATGGTACAAGTAAAAGTCGTGTAAGTCCAGCTGTGATAGCGGAGGTATTAGAACCACCGTAGGGATTCGCACTAGCAGTAGTAGTCAAAGCAGATGTTGGTACTGTGAAACTACCGCTATACACTGCCCAGCCCTTGATCCAGCGAAAGTTAGTAATATAACCCACAAAAGCAGCATTAGTAGCAGGTGTGTTGGTGTTGCCTATATATAAATCACGCACAAGGTTGTTATAATCTGTAGTATCGGTGATATTGCTGCCAAATTGTACACCATTACGATAAATTCTTGTAACACTACTGCTGCGTACTATAGCCCAATGGACCCAGGCATTACCGTTGTTAGCTGCACCAACATTGGTAGCCGAACCGTTACGCCAATAATAAAATGTGCCACTTTCTATACTAACACCAATAGTGATAGGACTGAGACCACCACTGTAGTCGCCTACTGTGAATACACGCTGGAATTGTGTAGTATCTGTTTGATACCCAAACCACTCTATGGTAAAATTACCTGTGCCTAAGGCCCAGTCATCGCTGGCAGGTCGCGCCAAGTAACTGTTGACATTTGATGAGAAACTGTAGCTGTTGCCACCACCTGCGAATGGTGACTGGGCTACCACTGATACAGCAGATCCGGTGATTTCATACAATCTAAACTTCATGCTCATCACATGGCTGTAACCTTGCCAGGTTCTAATAACTCGTCCGTAACCACCTAACTGTAGCGGACTACGTGATTCACTTTGACTGGCATATTCGTAGATGGTAGGAAATGCTGTTATGACATCGGATCCACTGATTTGTGCTGTTCTTGGTGCAGCCAGTGTTCTAGCTGCTCTAAAAGGAATAATACTATGACCTACAATAAACCAAGTATTAGCCGGCACAGTCATACTAGCACCGGCCGGGTGCTGAACAAATGCACCCGAACTAGATGTTAAATTACTGGTACTGTCACTGGACAGCCCGCTATGACTGGTGCCTACCCGTTGTACATAAGGGGCTATGCCAACAGCATAATACCAACGCTTAGGGCTAGCAACTTGAGTAGAGTAAGTACCTACTGCTAGTCTATTAACACTGTCATTTGATATGATTACAGCTTGGTGTGCAAAACACAGTTGAAAACAGCGATTCTGAATTGATCCTAAAATATCTGTTGTAGTAGAAGTATTACTTGTCCAAAAGTCAAAGTAAGTATTATCTGTCCAGGCAATGTTGGTGGTGCCGGAAATGTCAGGCACTGTTTCTGTATATGGTGTTGTTACGCCACGACGACCATAACTGAATGATTTACTAAATCCACCAAACACGATTATAGACCACCAAATGATGTCATCATACCCAGTACTGTATAAGTGCCCCCGACATTAAGTATACTAAATGTCACTGCATCTGTTCTATTAGCATTACCAGCTGGCGCACTTGCTGATCCTTGCCAAGTAATAGTTTGAGCCACTCCCCCGATCTGTACTGCTGTGACCATTCTAGCAGTGCCACTTTGAACTAGTACAAGACTAATACTAGTAGATCTACCTGCTGATAGATTTAAGTTAGTAAAGTTGGCAGTGAAGTTAGCAGACATTGAGGTATGATAAAACAGTCTGTTAGTGGTACAGTCATGTGTAACAACACCAGTGGCTGCTGTGAGATTACCAAATGCTTCATCTAGTGCAGCACTGCCTCCGCCACCAGCTGGGTTGGAGTCAATCCAGGCTGAACCTGTGTAGATATAAGTTCTACCATCATCTGTGTCGTAATAGAGTTGACCAGTGACTGGACTTGATGGGGGTGTTGATTGTACCTGAGCAGCGGATTTCGTCCAAGCTGTGCTTTGTATGGTACTATCAGGAAAAACTATATTACCACCAGTGGTAAAATTCCAAACCTTGTTTCCTCCGCCATAGCTTAGAGCAGAAATCTTAACATTACCACTATTCATCATGATGTTGAATGCATTATTGAAGTCAGTGGCACTGGTGTCAGTGCCTTGTATATAAATGTATCCAGTATTGCCGTTCAGGTGCGGGAAGCCCAAAGTCACTGCTTTATCGATTTCAGCCAAGGGCATTTCCATAGTAGAACGCAGGTAAGTGCCCGCAGCAGAATCTACAGTGAATAAAAACCGTTTATCTATATCAATGTCGGGTCTAAGTTGAATGGCATCACTAATACCACCGAGATAGGATCCATAGATGTTTGTCCCAACTTGAATATTGCCTGACCGTAACAAATTAGTATCTGTGCGATAGGTCAAGTCAACATCGGCTCGCATGTACTGCCCACTGGTTCTACTTTCCACAAAGGTCGGGTAGTAGGTAGTACTAAGACCATTGGTGTTGGTTACGTCAACTGTGCCGGCAGCTCCGCCACCACCACCACCGCCCGTGTAGGCAGTACTTTGTATGGTTCCATCAGGGAATGTTATGTTGCCAGTGTTAGCAAATTGCCAACCCTGCTCACCGAAACTAATATTAAATGTTTCACCGGGTTCGAATTGAATCAAGCGGGCACCACTGAATATGGCCCAATCATTTATAGTACTACCAAAATTAATCTGGAAACCGTGATTGCCTAGTTCTAAACCACTGGTGTTGCTACCAATGCTGCCAATATCTCTAATGCGTGTGCCATTGGGCAACTCAATGTTGCCATCGGGGAGAAATCCCCATTCAGCAGGATCAACCGCCCAGTTGGACACAATGGTTACGCCACCAACATTACTCTTGATTGTTACATCAGGGCCGTTTGCCAAATCTATTTCATTATTGCCAGTGGCTTGTATGGTATAACCGCCGATGGTTAATTGATTATCGGGTGTGCGTAAGCTGCCGTCAGTACCAAATGTCCAAAATTTACTAGTGTAGAAGTTATTTCCAGTTCTTATCAATAAGGGATTAGCAACATTGCTCCAGAAGTTTATTGCGCTACCGTCATAGAAAACCTGTAACTTTCCATTTAAGGCGCGAAGTTGCCCGGGTAAGTTTAGACCGCCGGTTGGAGTCATTTCAACAGTTGATAGACCAGCTTCGCCATCTTCAAGGTTGATACGGAGGCCTTGCTCAAAACCAATGTTGATTTCGGCATTACCACTGGCACCGGCTGGTAATGTTACGTTACCAGTTCTATCAAATCGCCAAAGTTTTGCACCGCCGGCAATGGATCCATCACCGTTAGCAAGTAGGTAAGCATCTTTCATTGACGTCAAAGCAAGATTACCCGATAGAGTTGCTACCTCTGCTTCTGATATAATTATTTGCCCTGCAGGACCAGCCGGGAATGTAACCGAAGGCTGAGATCCCATACCATTGATGATTAACTGGGCAGTATTACTTTTGATTCTATCAGGATAGGCCGAAGTCAAGCTGGTTCCATCGGCAAAACTCACGTTGGCAAATGTCACCGAGCTTGTGGTCTTCACTGCCTGATTTAGGTAGTCTGCAAATTGATTACCATCCCAAAGGTCAGCATCTAGACCTGTGCCTGTGCCGTCGTTGCCCGCATGCCATACAGTGTTGTTATTCATCAACAACCCTGTGTTAGTGGGTGCCACGAAGTTAAACTTGTCGTCGGCATCATTGGTCATGGTAAATGTCATGCGAGTGGCTTCACCACCGGCTGTGGTCAAGGTAATTGTGGCTGTGTCGCCCGATCCACCAAAGGCATCTGTGGGGAATCTTATACCGCTGGTACTTACGTAGACTGTGCCTGTACTGGTTATGTTATTAAATGTTACATTGTTATTGGTATTAAGGCTTTGGTTGTAAGCACTGACACCAGCCGGACCAGTGGCACCTGTACTACCCTGTGTGCCTTGTGGGCCTGTGTTACCCTGTATGCCTTGTATACCCTGGATGCCCTGTGGGCCAACAGGTCCAACGTTACCAGTGGCACCAGTTAGGCCTATAACTCCTTGTATGCCTTGAATGCCCTGTGGGCCAACAGGTCCAACGTTACCAGTGGCACCAGTTAGGCCTATAACTCCTTGTATGCCTTGAATGCCCTGTGGGCCAACAGGTCCAACGTTACCAGTGGCACCAGTTAGGCCGATAACTCCTTGTGGACCGGTTGCACCTGTGGCACCCACTGCCACAGCAATATTGCCATTGAGTCCTAGTATGTGTCCACCTTGGGTAACACCATCATGCACACGTATGGTCTTGAGTGTGGTGTCCATGGTAATTTCACCAATTGGACCTACATATGCGCTGCTGACTGTGGTGTTACCGCGTTTGAGCAGTATTTGTTTGAGTATGACGTTGCCTGACATTATATGGTACCGCCGTCGATGGTGATTTCTGTGCCGGGTGTGGCCAATACCGCAGCTTCGTTATAGTAAGCAGGTTGTACCTGTAGATCCAAAGGCACACCAAAATTATCGTCTATGTACAAGGGCGTGTCTAGATTGTCTGCGGTGCGTATGGTCTTAAATGTCAACTTGTACAAGCGTTGATCCAGGCTGTTCACAGTAGCAGTGTTAATGGTAAACGATCCACGACCTATGGCAATATTGCCACCAATGTTGGCTGCAAAACTCACAGGCATGGTGTGCACAGTGACTTGTTCTGCAGGATCCTGAATTTCTGCCTGTACGCTGTAGCCAGTTAGATTCACTGGCTTCTGATCTTGGTTCTTGATTACCACTTGAATTGGGTTGTTGGTACCTTGGTACACAGTTACTGGCCTGGCATACACGACTCTATTCCTTGTAGTAAAATGTGCTGTGTCCATAATTTGAACCTGCACAATATTGGGATATAAATATGTTTGGATCGTTGTCATTATTTTACTATTTACCGTTAACGTGGAAGAAATTAAACTGCTGCTCAGCCAATACCCATTTATTACCTATCTTGTCTATGGAGGCAACGAATACATAGGAATCATACAGAATTCCGATGAACAGATCACCACGATCTATGATTTCGGCAGTTTAAAAAGCGCAGATCAAAAGCGTAGATTCTTGGATCTAGGCGAACAGTGGTGGTGGGAAAGCAATCGCATGATTCCCATTAATGTGTTTCTTAAAACAGACTGGGCCGAATTTCGTTACTGTGTAAAAACCATGAACAGCAAAGATGTCAAGGTCAAGATGGGTCCACAACTTAACCTAAAAGAAATGGCAGCTAAGAGATCAAAGCGTCGTAGTATTACCTTGGTTCGCAAGGTCCAGTAAGTTCATGTGCACTGCTACTAGATGTGCATAGGCCACAGAATGGCTCTTTTTAAAGTAATATTGATCATTGTCGGGACGTTGCCATACTGATTTGGCCACCGAAGACCAAGGCTGACCTATTAGGTGCCGCTTGCCGGGTCTGATCACAGCTAGAAACATGGCTAATCGTGCTATGGTATTCACAGCTTCTGGCATGGCTACTAAATTATCATAGTGATTGCCGATGTGTATTAACTGCGTACAGAATTCTGGTTCGTAGAGTTTATGCCATGGTGGCTCACGCTGCAATAATTGATCAAGATGTTTGGGTCCATTAACCTGTGTATAAACATGTACGTTTAAAAAATCTAGCTTGATATATCCTCTATCTTCGGCTATTCGATAATCCAATGAACTAGATTTTGTAACAGGGTCCACTGGAATATCTGTTACATACACACCAGTATTATGTCTGATACGTTTTGAATCTGATATTATACTAGCAGGTACATGCCTGATAATGTTTAGAATCTGATTACGATCGGCAAAATCTAGATCTATATCACTGGTAAATTTCATAGTCCAGCCACTGCTAATATACGTCGAGCAAATTCAACATCGTCGGCACGATCTCTAAATACACTTTGCCAATAGTCAGGATCAATAAATTTCATTATCATAGTGATTTGGTCTGTGTTTAGTCTTTCTAAAAAGGCCCGACCCGACTCAGCATGATACACAATCCAAACACTGATTCTGCCAGTGGTGATATGATAACAAACACGATTTTCATTGACTAATCTAAAATAATCACGATAGCCATTGAGATATTCTGGATGTTCTACCATGTAGTCTGCGATGCTTTGTATACTGCGTTCTAGAGCATCTTTTACAGATTCTCTACGTAGATAATCAAATAACCATTCAGCATATAGTTTTTCTTGGCACCAATGATCTAATTTGCGATTGTTTTTTAACAACCAACGCAAAAAATTCTCGAAGTTTACACAATGTACGCTGTGACAGTGTCTGCCAAAGCGCACAAAAGCAGTATAGTAGTTACTGATAACAAAATCTTCATAGGTCAGCGATTTGCTACGCTGTGTGGTATTATAAAAAATTTGATATGCTCTAAAACCCCACTGTACTCCAAGTTCGTGTTGCTGTTGAAATCGGCGTTTTCGTTCACACGCATGATGCGCTAGTGTGGTTTCTTTGACAAATTTTTTATCACAGTACTTACATTGATAACTCATCTTTTATTCTTCGGTCATCCCATCCTGACTCAACTGCATACTTTCTTATGTCTGTGTCAGACAACTGTTTAGACAATAATTCTAGTTCGTCTTGTTTAAGATGCGGAAATTGACTGTGTAAAAAGTTCAATACAGGGCTAGTCCGAGTAGTTTTGGCCTTCAGCCAGTAGTGTCTTTGTGCGCCCATTTTTGGACTTACAGTGGTACACACCAACCATTGTAATTTTGGATGTCGGGCTAGATCAAAAAAGTTTAGGTTCACACGCTCATTGTGTGCTCTTATGTACCATTCCTGTAAATCAGGGATGCCCTGTACGCTAGCACCCCATTTCAACATCATGTAAGTACTAAATTTTTTTCGTTCTTCGTCGGTAAGACTGTCATAAAATCCACGATCTTTGGTATCAAAGGCACGCATTTCCACAGCGATATCTAATTTACTCATTACCAAGCCTTGCCAAAATCCACTACTTCGCTGACACGACTAATATCTTTAACAAAGTAAATGCACAAGGGATTGTCTAGATCACTTTCTATGGGCACAGCCAACATCTGACCTGGCTTGAGTTTGGGAAAGTACCACTTGACATCTTGATAGATATCTACAATCTCCACTGGTTGAAATTCGGGTCTATAACTGCGTATGGGATTAAAACAAAATGCCGAAAATCCACGATCGTTTATACTAGTTAATGGTATGACTTCTAGGTCGCCAAGATCAGGCTCGCCGATCAGCAACTGCCAATCCACTGGCATTTTCACTGTGTGCTCACCTATGCGTAGTACCAGTGCAGGTGAGTTAAAACTTTCTAAAAAGATCAGGGGTATAAAATGATAGTCGGGATTCTTGGGATCTGAGTTATCCAGTACACAGAATCTCAGATCTTCGACCTCGTCGGGAATTTCGTTAAGGTCATAGGCTCGGTTGGTATCTAGGTTTAGTATTCTGCTCATGTTGTTATTATATGTAATTGACACGTTCAATGTCAAATGGATAGTTTGCCTCTCGATAAAAATTCTTGCGCTGTGTTAGATGCCGCTTGGCAAACTTGCAGGAACTTGTTATGTCCCAGATTTGTACGAAGTCTTTGTCCTGCGCCTTTCTAATGCCGCGCCCAATGCTTTGTATGACACGTACAAAACTCTTACCAGGCTCAATAAGCACAAGATTAAAAATCCTAGGCAGATTGATGCCAACTGCTGCCACACCGTAGGTTGCGACAATGACTTTATCTGCTGCCGTTGCCACTTCGTCATATTCTTCCTGCCTATCGCTACCTTTGGTAGCTCCGCTAACAAACACTGCATCGCGTATTCTTGACACCAAGGCCTGTCCAGCAGCCACTCGGTCAATCAAGATCAAGGTATTGCCCGACTCACGTACACGCTCAACCAAGCTGCTGACATAGTCTAAGCGTTGAGCATTTTCCAACAAGTATTTAAGTTCACTTTGATAGTTAGTAAACTCTTTGTGATCCTGTAACTGTATGACGTTGACATGGCACTGTGCCAACACGCCCTGTTCTTGCAGCTCAGCAGCACTGAGTTGGCCCACCACTGGTCCTAGGCTACAGGTCAAGGCCAAGCGTTCATAGTCAGCCTTGGGTACAGTGCCGGTCAAGCCCCAGCGTATGGGCACATGACTCATTACACCAGTCAACAATGTCTTTAGTGCATCGGCCTTGGCCATGTGCACTTCATCAACTATGACACAGACCACGTCTTCAATGAAGTCGCCCATGGTGACATCTGTGATACCCGACCGAGTATTTTTCAACAAGACATTGAGACTTTGCCAGGTGCATATGGTATGCTGATGTCCAGGTTCTTTACGGTCACCGTAGTATACACCAACGTCCAGGCCTAGGATACGATAGTCAGATTCAGTCTGTGTGACCAAACTCTTGTTGGGCACTATGACAATGCTGCGCCCATGGTCTTGCACACTTCGGCTCAGTGCCGCGGTCATCACAGTTTTGCCAGCACCAGTGGCAACTTCTTGAATGCACTGTGGTGTAGTTAAAAACCTATTGATGATATCGCACTGATAATCGCGCAGCAAGATGGGCTGGCCTTGCGCTGTGTGTCCTTCAGGCCAAACATGGTCACTGAAACTGTTTTCATTGACTGCACTGAATTTATAGCTGGTTGTGTAATTTCTAGTATCTGCAATGTCAATGTCATAGCCTAGATCTTCTAGGATAGGAATAATGTCTGGTAACAGATTAATATAAGTAGCACCAGCCAAACTAAAATAACTGACCTTGCCGTCCCAACGTCCTAGGCGTACTGCTGGCAAATAACGTGCACCTGGGATCTCATACTTAAAACGATTGGTCAATGTACGACGTGTGTTAACATCAAGTCCTTCGATCTTGACATTGACTTCGTCATTGATGATAAGTCTACACTGTGTCATCGTCTTGGATCCGTTGAGAAAAATACACTATCTTGTCAGCTGATTGTAGCATTTGTTGACGCCGATTTCCTATCATCAAGGTATGACTGGTTACCAACAGTGGCATGTGTGCATCGGCTAATTTCCAATGGTTAAAATATATCACGCGACCTTGTTGCTGACTGCGTGAACTGGCTCGCCGGTCTGCTATGTGCTCGGGTGCAAAATACCTACTGAGTTGTTCATGCAATTGCGTATGACCACTTTCATACACATACATGGGCCAACGATTGGTCAACTCAGCATAGCGAATTACTGGCGCTAGATCTATGTGTGTGTCATATATCAAGTTGGTGTCACGTTGTGTCAACAACTGAACTAACACTGTGTCAATTTCGGTGTCGACCGACTCATAGACTTTGGGATCTACGCTGAAACCCAGCACACCAGACAAGTCAATAAGCCCAAGTAAATTGTCTTGACCAAATCCGCCATGCTGCATGACATAGTCACACAGGCTGTCTGCGGCATTGGTTATACTGAATCCTTCCGCTGCTGGCTGTAGACAAATAGCATAATCCGTCTGTGCCAACATGGCCGCAACGGCTGCTTGAAATTCTGCGCCAAACTCGAATCCATGTTCGCTGCCAAATTGTTTTGCCCAGATTAATCTTGGTTCTATCAAGGCTGCGACCCAGGCTCGACGTTCTTGATCGAAACGCAAGCTACCCGGTATGGTATTGATCACCGCACGAACCTTGGCAATAAGTTCTTGGTCATAAGGAAAGCGTATTTCTATGCCAGTGTCACCGATGTCAATGACTCGTCGACGGTCAATGGCTCGTATGGGAATACGATACTCTGGCTGCTGTACTAAATGATCTACGCAATACTGTTTGGCATTCCATTGTTTTCGATACTTGGTCACAATCTTGTGTGCCAGTACTGCTTGACGATCACTGAAGCCGACTCCGCGCTGTATCTGATCACTCATGCTGCTGACAATGGGTTCATCATATCTGGCCAAATTAACCACAGGATCTTGTACGGGCCATGACAGCACATGACGAGCCATGAGCTCGATATAGTCTTCGATGTACTTGAGACGTTTCATAGATAAATTATAGCACAGTGCATGTACTTAGTCAAAAAAAAGTGCCCCCGAGGGCACTGAAGGCCAGTAATGGCCGGAGCGCGATAATTACAAGGCCGGTTCTTGTCGAGCACGATCAATCTGTTCACGCAGAATATGCTCTACCATCTGGTTAAAGGTGATGTCACGATCATGTGCCATGCGAGCAATGCTAGCAAAGTCCGCGTCAGAGATATCAATGGGCATGGTAACTCGCTCATCATAGTCCCGACCATCACGAATGGCTTCAGCCTTGGCAATGAAGTCATCTAAGACATCTAGTTCAACAAAATCAACATCATCCCAGGCTTGGCGATAGTTCTCACAATGAGCCGGTGCTGCCTTGATATAGGCTTCACGAGCACCAGTGTTGGGGTTGAACCAACGATAAGCACGATTGCCGGCATAATCGCAGACTTCAACAACTTCAACGATCATACCGTCAAGACGCACAATGGTATTGATACTGAACCCATCATGGTCCTCATTCCAGTAACTGAAGTTATGAGCGTTCTCACCATAGCAAGGCCACAGAAAGCGGCTGACTTCAGTTAAGTTATGACCAGTCAATTCGCAAAATCTAGCAAAGTTCATACGGACTCCTAAGCAATAATAAAACCAAGTTGTTGAAACGTATATGTGCTGACTTCAGCACCACCCTGTAATTCTAACACAACCTCACCACCGTGAGCAAGCTGGTCGACTGTGTTGATAGCATCTTTGAGCCCACAACCAGTAAGGCGTCGTATTTCTCGCACACAACCAAGTCGGTCATGAGAATCAGCTAAACCACGCACAGTGACTCTACCTCGTGAGTGCCCTTGGAGCATTTTGAAGAACACTCTTTGGCCAAGCTCGGGGCAGACATTACGACAGAGATCAGTAAACATCTCTATGCCTTTCTCTGCACCATAAACTTCGGTAATGCTCACATAGAAGTTCATGGCGTCACGCAGTAAGAGTTCTTCGGCTTGGGTTGACACCGCGCTAGGCTCCGTTGGGACTACCGAATTTGACGCTTGGCTCCAATTTGCCAGTTTCAATCTGTTTCAGCAATCGCTCATTCCTAATGTCTTGCTCCCTACGATCTCTACGAGCATCGTGTGCCTTGCCCATAACCATGCTGTCGTACTTGCGAGCGAATTGGAAACCCTGTATCCAACGCTCTAGTTCTTCAAGAGTGCCCACAAACAATTCAGCATCCCTGTTGTAGATGGGCAGGCAGTCCGCCCTAGCCTTGAGTGCTACGATATCGCCAAAATCATTCATATGGTATTGAGCAGGGCAAATCTGGAAACCTAGTTTGTTACATTCTTCTTCGAGGTATCGTATCTTGCGTATAAGGTTATACCCGCTCATTGTAGTCCCCCACTAGTTTAGATACAGTGATAAAATGTTCATATGCTGAACGCACCGAGGGATGAGTCAATAAGCGTTCTGCTTCTGCTATCATGGCATCAACACCAGCTTGAGTGACTTCAGCAATGCTAGGCCATGTGAGTTGGCGAGCTGCTGGCCCAAATACTGCTATCAAGTTCTCCCATGCATCACGCTGTTCCTTAGTCATGGGCCGACGATCACCACTCACTCTTACTTCGCTGGCCGAAATCATTACTTCGGCCATGGCTTCACGAGCCACAATGCCAGCCGCAATCATAGGAGCGTATGCCGGGTCAATGGCCCACCTTTGCACACTTGCGCCAGGACGTACTACAGTGACATAACTGCCATGTGGTAGTGCATTTTGCAACATGGCATCATACTCACGTACCGGAACGTAGCGACGGCCGCGTTTGATATAAAAGGTTTCGGTTACCATGATGAGTTATAAAATACTTTAAGGCCCATGAACAATTCTGCTTTGGCACGACGGCAAAATTCTAGATCTTGTTGTCTATAGTACTCGTCACTGTTGTTGCCAAAGAAGAAACCTTGTGTAGGAGGCAAACGCCCGGCTACAACATCCTGTTCAAGTTGATCTATGTCCGCCCAAGTGAGTTCAACTTCAACACCATTAAAGGTGTCACACACTCCGCCTTTGTTGGCAAATAACTGCTCCATCCAGCCCTGGAGATTCGGGTGCTTTCGCCAGTATGCGATTTCTACAGGTTCTGGCACACCGGGGTTCTCATAGTGCAGTTCACCCAAGCCGGTGTTTTTGCGTGGCACAACACTGTCCCAATAGTCGGCACGTTGATTCTTACGAGCTGCAATATAAGCGTATTGATCTAGTCCCATGTCCTCATCCCAAAAACCGTTTTTTAATGTCCGCCTGAATAGCTTTGACTGCTTGATTCCACCCATCGTCATCACCAACCCATTTCAACTTGCTTAATTCTAACACATAGTCTTCAACAAGTCTACGAATGATGGCACTTGGGTAAGCATCCCCGGGATATGTTAAGTCCACATCCCGGGCTGCTTGTTGAGCAATGCGTCTTGCTAAGTCGTTCATGCTGCCTTCATACAAGTTGACTGAGCTAGAGCCTGCCACTTAGCAGGAAAGCTCTTACGCAAGTCGGCAATCTTAGTTGCCATACGCAAGCTCATCTCACGCAAGCGTGTTTGGTGACGCTCCATAAACGCTACAACTTCTTGGTCCTCGCCTGCTTCAAAATCATAGTCCGCAAACAAGTCACCAGTGGCAGCAATTTGCCTAATACGTAACAGCTTGTCACGCATGGTGTCAAGTGTTAAGTCTAAGTAGTGGCAACGACTTTGCAGTGCGTCTAAGTGATCACGCAGTTTCTGAGACTTCATGGCATCAAACTTCAAATTAGTAATAAAAATTACCGAGCCATGAAAGTTAAAACTGTCAGGAATACCCTCACGCCTGAGAGCTGCACTCTCACTGAGCCAGGAAATCTTACGCTTCTTGCCAGAGTCAAGGGCACCCTTAAGTAAGTTGAGACTGACATCGTCAAGCAAGATGCTGTCGCAGTCATCAAACACTAGCACACAGTTCTTGTCTGAGTACTTGTATAAGGTCTGATACAAGCCAATTGGAGTAGCCGAGCCTTTAACAACTTCTGCGCGAAGCCTCTTGCCTGCAATTTGGTCCAAGAGTTGAGCTTTCTCAACTTCACACTCAACTGTAAAGCTCTTACCTACCCCCGGAGGGCCCGACACAATCATAGCACGAATGTCGCCAGCAATACAGGCCTTGGCCATGTCGTTGAGTATGTCGAAGCGTTCTGCAATTTCTGCCATACGCTCGTTGTCAGTTTGGGTAAGAGCTTGAGCTTGTGCTACTACCTCGCTCGCAGCAGGAGCAGCGTCCTCGCCCACAAACTCGTAGTCAGTGAATGCTGAGACCTTGATACGAATGATCTCGGGCATGCCTGCAAAGGTGCCACCGTTCTTAACAGTAACATAACCACCAACATTGGGGTTGCCACTGGGCTGAAACTGCTTGACCAATTCAAACACCTTGCCATCAGCCACAAAGTTACGATAGCTGCCTGATCGAATACGTACTTGACTCATTGTGTGTCGCTCCGTGTTGTTTACTGTACCACTATTATAGAGGAAAACAAAAACCCAGTCAACTGGCGGGTTATTCGCCAGTGTTGCCGAAATACAACTGCTTACTTTTTCAGCATTTTCCTGACTAAACTGCGGATTCTCTGTTGTATTTCGGCAACATCCAGCAAAGGCGCATGATGTGGACAGCGCCCTTGTTGGAAATCGCACCGGGGATCATAGGGTTTTCTGCAGATTTTACACTTGTTCTGTGACATGCTTGCACTGTCCACGGAATGCGTATCCCGGGCAAGTACAGGTCCATGTGCCGTTGTTACGGGTTAATGAATACACTTGCCCTTTACTACCCGTAATTCTGCGAGTATTGGAGTCTTTTTCTACTATGTCTTTGAGAACCTTAAACTGGCGACCACGTGGATCCCAACGTATTGGCTTACGGAACCGTTGGCTCTTGGTGCTGCCTTCTGGCACGTAGGCTATGATATACTCCATGTTGTCAGTGACAAGATAGAGGCTATTGGCTGTAGCATGCTGCCACTGCGTGGTTTCTTGTATGATCTTCATGTGTAGAGTATAGCAAGCTACAGTGATGCTGTCAACCTGTGGTATTTAGGCAACAACCTCAAACAATGGGTTATCGTTGAGATATTTCTTTTTCCCGAAACTATAATCATAAGTGAGTGCATCGTGGCAAACAATATTTTGTTCTACAATATGCCTAAGATCCTCACGTCCACACAGTAAACGTTCACGACACAGCATGACATTGTCCAGCATAAGGTCTACACCAAATATGGTACTGAGTGCTGTTTCAAAATCATGTCCATTTTCTAGCTTACGTATCAAAACTTCTCCTAAAAATTGGCCATCACCACAACTGTTATCCAGAAAAGTTTTAGTAGGGTCTGTAAACACTTCCACGGGTAGTTGATCTAGTAGTTCCTGCACAAGAGGAGTCGGAGTGAAGACTTCGCCGGTGGCCTTTACCCTGGACCTCTCCCGCTCTACACCGCTCATATAAGCACGGTTGCGAATGTGATCAATTATGTTAGGCAGATCCTGTGACAAGATTTACCTCTCCTTCAGTTAGACCAAAATGATTAAATAATTCTTTATCTGTCCAAGTACGAGTCAAATCCATTTTAGGCAATTCATAAAAACTTTTTCCTCGCATACCACCTGAACTCATTTGAGATTGAATATAACGGTACAACGCAGACTCATACAACTTAATAAGATTTTCGCCTTCTTTTTTGTTTTTAACCAAAATATGTCCTGATTGAAACTTGATAGTCCCAATAGGATCATCTTTACCGTGATATTTGTAATGTGGATTGCCGCTGAACGTCATAACAACCTTAGGTGAGTCGTAATCGGTTGGCTTCACTGCTCCATACATATGGTAATTATTGCCTGATGTACGGCGAATAATATAAGGGTGCTTTTCGGTAGGTTGGCTAAACAAATGATCGTCATCTTTGCCATCAGCAACTGATGTATGAAGATACTCCGGTGAACTCTTACATTCAAATTTGGTATTAGCAAGTACCTTTTGAAAGATCGGAATACTGCGTAGATCGTTTGGCAATGCTGCTGAGGTAACATCTAAACGAATATTGTCATTGATAAACAATGTATCGGTTACCTTTGGAGTTTTTGTAACAGACCAGGCAAAGAAAGAAGAACCAACACCAGGAAAGTAGTGAGATATTTTTGTCCAAACAGTGTTAGTTTGATTCTTAGTAAAGATGTGACCGAGATCGGCGGCAGCATTAGGGAATTGTGGGGCTACCATAACAAGTATTCCATTATCTTTCACCATAGTCCAAGCCTTGGCAACAATCTTCCGCCACAACGAACTTTTACCACCTGTTTCATTTCCATTCTTAAAAGGTGGGTTACCTACAATAACATCAAATTTCATACCTTTAAAGTCCTGTGTTAAAAAATCGCAGACTGCATAATTACCTGCAAGCCTGTACTTATTTAACGCAAATTGTACATTAAGGCGACTGGCTTCGCAACCATACACTCGCTCTTTAATGTTGACACTGTTATGCCCATTAGCACGAAGCCTGCGTTCAATTTCTCGAACAAACTGGCCGCCACCAATGGCGGGATCAAAAAAGGTCGTAGTAGAGCTAGTCCACACTTCTGCAGGAAGTTGATCTAGCATTTCATTTACCAAACCTTCGATTTCGAATTTAATTCGAGAAAGCATAGTGCCCCGTATGTCTTACAATACAGTTATGATACCACAAAAACCGATTTATGTCAATTTATGCGAATTTGAGATCCAGCAAGTCGCGATTAATAAAGTTAGTGAGCACCAACTCTTTGATGAGACTGTAGTCCACACCAAACTGATCTGTGACGTCATCTTGGATACCCGTGCCTTCAGCATCCATTATAGCAAAGGCTTCTTCGATTGTAGAACCGCCGTAGTAGCGAATGATGTCGATATTTTGGGCAATGGTCACAATCATTTCTCGAGCACGAGCTAGTTCTTTCTCGCTGGCATCTGTGCGATCTTTGCCCTTGCTTTTCTTAACAGTATTGAGTCTAGTCTTGCCACGTGCAGCAGCTTCTTGTCGTGCGGCTCTAAACACTTCTACATTACCGCTGGCCAATGCTGTGATTTCCTCACGGCTAAGATCGTTGATCGGAGCGACCTTACCAATCACTCGATCAATACTTTTACGAGCCAAGGCCTCTTCCAGGTACTCGTCAATCTCTACCTTAACTGCACCGTTGGGTTGACACTTAAAGATGTCAACGGTACGCAACACATCGCGCAAGGCTTGTTTGAGATCTTTAATGCCGTGATTCTTCTTGTAGTTTTGTGCTGTTTCAATCATCATTGCGTCAAACTTGTCATCACGATTGGGGTCGAAACTCAGACTGATAACACGCCCAATCTTACCTGCTTTGTGTGGTGTTAGTGTGCGTGACATCTTTTGAATAGTAGCACCATTGTCACCTGTGTCGTATGCAAGATACAACTCTGTGATCTGCGGAATGCTGAAGCTACGCTGAGCCATGCCTGCACTCAAGATCAAAACGTGCTGGTTATTCTTTTCTGCCTTTTCAATCGCTTCGCGAACTTCACGTTCAGCAGTGGCATTGGTCATGTCTTCCGATCCACTGACCAACACAATTTGGAATCCGCGAAGAGCTTGCTCGGCAATGGGTTTAATTTCCTGCAAGTTAGCATTGGTAGTAGAACCCGGCAAAAACATCATGGCAACTTTGATGCCTTCTTTGGCCTTGCGTCCAGTTTGATAGTCGACATTTAGGCCGTCGTCGCCGCCTTTGCCTTCAAAAACTGCCTGTAGCATATTGGTAAAAAATCCTTTGGCTTTAACAGGATTTGCCGCAAACTTTGACCAGCTAGGCAAAAATACCCCATCATCGATGAATGCATCGGGCTCTGCGGTGCGAGCAAGTTCAACTACCGAAGCAAGATTCATTTGATAGAACTCAACATCAACATATAGTTGATGACGAGCGGGATCTACTTTAAAATACTTCAGCATAACTGTTCCAATTAATATTATAACACACAAAATCAATTTGCATCAATTAAACGAGTTCTATGCTTTTCGATAAGCAATTCAGGATATGTAACACTAAGGTAGTGGTCTACTGGCCACACGCTTGCGGCTTTGTCTCCGTTAGTGCCTGTCATTAGAATGACAACATCATGTTCGCCGCGAGCTTTAATAAGCGGTTGGCTTTGCTTGACTTGATGTACGCCAAAATCTGCTTCATCTATCAATACCAACTTGTTTGGTGTTTGTGCAAACAAGAAGTCGATCTTATCTTGACGGCGGCCGCCTGCACACATAGACAGAAATACCACAGTCTGCAACCCTGCTTTAAGCGAGTGCTGTACCTTTTCTTCCCAATCTTCTTCGCCTGCTTCAATCAGTTCGAGATCTTTAAACTGCTCAAAACTGGTAAGATCGTTCTTAAAACTTGCAAACGATGTCAAGACGTAACTTGCAACAATTGTCAATTGTGCACGAGTTTCTCGAACTAGCGCACCGCTCCAGATAGTCTTGCCGAAACGAGCACACAGTTCTGCAACAATAGTTCGCTTGCCTTCTGCGATAGATGCCAAGACATTTTCTGCGGCATCACATTGATTTTGACTGAGCCCTGCTTCAGGCAACTTTTGTCCGTGCTTGATAAGTTCTTTATTGACACGTTGGATCAAGGTGTCTGCATCAACGCGATGCACGTCAGCACGAACGTGGTAACCAATTTCAGGACGGATAACGTCATCAACTTTTTGGTGTTTGCCGAAACGTCCTTTTAATTGGGCATAATCTGTTGCATCCCAGAGTTTGTGGATAACAACTCGACCTTCGTCAAACTTGTGTTTTTGTCTGCCCAGTGAACCTCGAATATACTTGCGAGTTTCTTCAAATGCTGCTTCGAGCGAGTCTGCCTGGGAAAAGTGGTCACCGAACTTTTGTTCGGCTTCGGGTGCGTCAAGATCTTCCCAAACATAAACAATTGTATGGCTCATTCTTCATCCCCAAAATCTGCGTCAGCGATTTCCTTGGCCCAAAAGGTTCGTGCATCTGCTTCGTTATCAAAAGATTCTAGTACATTCATACCGCCGAGGGGATGAGCAAACCAAACATGCCATAATTCATCGTCGGCGTCGTAGGTACACAATAATTCAACTGGGTCCATGATGTTTTAGAATATACAGGGTTATTAAGGTATCGTCAAGTCGCACACAGTCATTTGGGTAGCGAGTAGTAATTTTGGCTTCATATACGCTACGCCGTAGCATATGTACAACTTTGACCATTTTAGGTGTTAGATCAACAATCTTGCCAACTTTAAGTTGGTTACGGCCTAGACCAGAACTACTGGGATAGGCTACAAAATCATTGACTTTGAGTTCCTGCCCGAGCACGTCGTAGTGAATGGTGTCGGCTTTGCGCTTTGAGGTCATAGTAAAATTTCGGTAGTTCAGATCTGGTTAATAAAAATGACCTAGTGTTTCTAACATCAGTGGGCACAGTGGGATACTGAGGCAGCACACCGCCCATGGCACCCGACACTGAGAAATCATCGAAGTTGGCCATTATTCGGGTTTCTGCAGAGCTGTTAGTATAGCCAAGGCTTGTGGGCTGAGCCGTAGTTTGGCCGCAGGTTCCACATGAATTGGACTGCTGATGTCTCTATAGCTACGGTTGGTGGGGCGCCCACCAACACTGTTAACCAAAATGTCAGTGGCACGTACAGGATAAACATGACCCAGACTGGGAAAGTCTACATGGAGTGGGCGTGGTATTAGCATACAAATATTTATGAAACTACAGGCAGTCAGATGTTGTAAAACTGCAACATCTCGCTTTGCTCTGCAAGTTGATCTAGGTAAATCTCGCGCAGAATGCGGTTAATTTCGTCGAATTCCATGCTGGGATCCAGATCAAATCTAGCCATGTCCAACTCGAATTCGGCAATATCTTCAAGAGTCATATAGTCAGGATAGATCATTTATAGTGCCTTAAGTAGGGTTACAAGAGTGACTAGAGCAGCAGAACCAGTAATACCAATAACAAAATCACGTAAATCCTGCACGACTGCTCCTAGTTATTTACTGTACCGCTAGTATAGCACAGATCAACAACCTGAGCAACCGTAGGGTCAATATTTAAATTAGTGCATAGCCGTTGCCAAAGTTGTGAAATCCTTAACCAAATAGCAATTTAATTTATTATAATCATTATAACTTTCGCTATAATATCCGCGAATACGTTCTTTTTGTTTGTTTGCGGTCCCTTTAGTTCCATCGTTTTCTTTTAATCGGTATACATCATGTTTAGGTATGTACATATAATCAATGCGATTAGCATAGGGGTTAAAAATGGTAACTCTTAATGACCCAATTTTATTTTCTACACTACCGATAATCAAAACCCGTTGATTATTACCATTATTAGTAACTGTGACTGTTTTACTGTCACTATTCTGCAAATCATCAAAATCTCTAAATGGTTCATCAACAAAATTATACCCACCGATACTGGCTAAACAGTGCTCTACTAATTTCTCTACATAAAACATGTCCGAATGAGCCATACCATATGCTGCTAATTCGGAGTTTTTGTTAAACAAGGGATGATAAGGAATAATGATGTCACGCATAAACATTTGATTCTTGGTCACAATAAAACTCCTAGGGGTTGGTTGAACTCATATACTATGACACTACTGCAAAATTGTCAACCAATTGGAAAAGTTTTGGTCATGTAGTCAAGGTTCACCCGCTCTGGATGTGGCTGATACCACCCGTTGCCTTGATAAACATCCAGAACACTCTGAAAGTATTCTTCATACATGCCAGCCACGTGATCTAGTCCAAAGTTGTTGATGGCCCAGTCTCTACAGGCCTGCGGGCTGATACGATCAATGTTACGTGCAGCCCAGACAAACTGTTCAAAGGTTCTGCAACGATAACCAGTGACACCATGTATGTTGTTTTCAGTAAAACTGCCCCAGTCAGTGCTGATAGTGGGCGTACCCGACATCAGCATTTCGATCTGTACTCCACCAAATGGTTCCACATACATACTGGGCACAAAGGCAGCACGAGCTCGACTCATTAATTGTCTACGTGTTTCTATGTCGGCGTAGCCCACAAACTCCACATGATCGGGCACAGTCTTGTAGCCCATTTCTTCTAAACTGCCTTGTCCGGCTATCTTGAGTCGGGCGCCGATAGCTTCGGTGGTTTGTATGGCCACATTGACACCTTTGCCTTCGTAGACACGACCCACAAACAAGAAGTAGTCTTCCTTGGTTTCTGGAGCATAGGTAAAATCTGCAGGATCGAAGTAGTTGGGTATGACCACGTCATACCAATCTTGTTTACATGAACCCACTGCTGTGAGTCCATAGTAGGCATGATAGATCGCATAGCTTTCGAAAATCTTAAAACGTGCAAAGTGTCCACCGGCGTAGCCGATACCGGGCTCAACCACAATCATGTCGGCATGTGCGTCACAGATGGGTTTGTGACCATAACCCCAGAATGGCAGCAAGAAATCATGTGTGCGTTTGCGCTGGCCAATCTCACGTATGGCATTGGCATAAAAAGTCTGGTAAGCATGGTCGTTGACATCAAACTTAAAAAAGTTACGACGCCAATCATAGTTACCATAGGCACGTTCTAGATCCTCATTGGCAATGACCGTAACATGTTCGTCACAGTCAACATCTGAGTCAGGATGACCATAGTGTATGATCTCATGACCACGTGCTCGCATCATACGACCAAATTTCCAGACCTTTTGTGTGTAAGCACAGGCATTGTAGGCCCGGTTGGTAACTGTATGAGGTAATCCTAGTATATGAAATCTCATTTATTCCTCATTTCCTAGAGTTTTGGTTACAACTTTCGTTACCATATTTAGATTTTCCTTTTTTTTCTTATTCCACCATGACACGCACTGCTGTCGTTTACGTTCTAGTTGGCTTGGGTTTAGCATTAATGCAATTAGTTTTTCTGCTAATTCTTGCCAACTGTGAATTATTACCGCCGGAAAGTCATCACCATATTGTATTTTCCAATGATCGTTAACTTGAACTACAGGAATAGCACCTGCTTCCATAGCTTCAGTTATTCTAAAACTATCTGGTATTAGAGCACCATCGGGACATAAAACAAATATGCTGTCCCTGAAAATTCTACTGTATTCTTCCACACTAAGTCTAGGACCGTGACGGTTAACTACGTATAAAAAACCATTAGGGATCGGATCTGCCTGCTGCACCATGATTTGTCTATTATGATCCCAACGATGGATTATGGTGCTCCACATATATTTTCTATCTAGTATGCTCGGATTGTGCGTATGGACTGTAAATTTTGTGTTATAACCTAATAGTATATTATAGCAATTATCCGGGGTACCTGGTCTTATATAATTTCTTAAAACGAATTGACACCCGGCATAACTAGAAATATCATCTGATCTTGACTCGTCACTTAAGTGTATAAGTCCGTATTTAAGCCCTCGACGATGCATTTCATCCATATAAACATTATGGTAAGGTGCCCATGGTAGGCTATCGATTATAACACTACGATCTATAAACTCTAAATGGTCGATGTTGTCTATGGTTTTGTGAGGAATATTCTGGAATAGATATTCAATCCAATCTTCCTCCCAACAACGATCTCTATTCCAAACTAAGGTAATGGGTTTCATAAATCAAATTCCTAAATTAAAGTAATCTTCTACTATATTGTATGAGTACCCATGCACAAAGTCTGTGCCATTAAAATCATGACTAAATTCTTTTTCGATAAGCGAACGCCAATCTCGATCATTTTTGTGTCCCCATGACGCAGTTTTAATCAGCATTTCTTGTTTGGTTCTAGCCCAACTGAAATGATGAAAGAATGCACCGTGTGGCCCAGTAACTGCTTCAATATAGTTGGGATTATTCCAAGCAAATCCCCACCGTTCACCATCCGTAAAATAATGCTGTTTGCTGAATCGTGTTTTGTTGATTAGCATTGGTGACGACTCAGTGGTTGTAGCTTGATATCGAGCACTTCTAAAATACCAATAACAACTAAAACTCATGGCATGAATATCTGGCATGTCAGGATGACGCAAAATGTCTTTAACAATTGCGCCCTCGGCAATTTCGTCAGCATCTAAGAATAATATGGTATTGTGTTTAGTATATTTTTGCGCTTGCCACCGAGCTGTGTTATGATGGTGCCGAGGGCCTTGTCTGCTGTCATAAGGTAATACCATTATGCGAACTCTGGTTGGATCAACAGCTCTAATGGCATCTAGTGCTGCTAGGTCTTCAATGTCCCCGTTGAGCAACCGATCAAAACTAACTACTATGATATCATCAGAAAACTTTAAACATTCTTTTATATTAACTACTATAAATCGTTGATCCAAACTGCAATAACTAATCAATGTACTGATATTCATGCTTACCGAGTCCAGAATAACTGTACATAGGCTTGTTGGCTGGTCTGTGCCGGGAAACAATTGATGTCTTTTTGCACATAAAATGCATTTACACCATTTTGATCGCAGTAAACAAGATCATAACCTAAATTATTGGCTTGCTTGGTCATCGACAGTAAGCTAGCACCAAATAGTCTATCACCTCTCCATCGATAGCTATCATTTCGTGGCATAATATATTCTGTGTCCCCATCGTAGCTGCCATTGTATTCCATAATAACTACTCTAGGACGATAATCTTTTAATGATTGTCTAAGATGATAATCATTGCCATCGACGTCAATGGATAACAAATCAAATTCATTCGGAACTTCGAGTTCTTTAAAAACTGAACAAATATTGTCGGGGGTGAGTAGAACTTGCCGAAATATACAATTTGTGGGTGTTTGAACAATTGGTTCACTGTCTAGCCAAAAAGTTTTCCATCCTTGCATGGCCAAATTTAGTGTATTACTTTCGGCCCCAGCTAAACCACTTTGACTATTCGCAGATACACCGAATTCCACTGCAACTCGATTAGTAGTGCCAATTTTTTCAAATATGTGGTCGACGATTCCATCTTCCCCCTGCTGCGAATATATCTTTTTTTCAAATTCTTTCATGTCAGTTTACTCATTTTGTAATAATTTTTGTACTCTATTAAGGTCAGCTTTAATCATTGAATCAACTAATTGAGTAAAACTGGTTTTTGGGGACCATCCAAGGACCAGTCTGGCCTTAGAATTATCACCAAATAAACTGCTGATTTCCGCAGGACGTTTAAATCTAGGATCAATATTGATGTACTTTTCCCAATCATCGATACCCACTGCGGCAAAGCTAAGGTTTAAAAATTCTTTAATAGTATGTTTTTCTCCTGAGGAAATCACAAATTCTTCAGGAACAGCATGTTGTAGCATCATCCACATGGCCTCGACATAGTCACCTGCGAATCCCCAATCCCTAGACACATCAAGATTGCCTAATGTGATCTTATCTTTTAAACCTAATTTAATTCTAGCGACTCCGTCGGTAATTTTACGAGTTACAAATTCAATACCTCTCAATGGACTTTCGTGATTAAATAGTATTCCATTGGAAGCATGAAGTCCATAACTTTCTCTAAAATTAATAGTAATCCAATGAGAGTATAATTTAGAAACCCCATAAGGACTTCTAGGTTTAAACGGTGTAGTTTCATTTTGAATTGGTGTGTCGCTGTTGCCGTACATTTCACTGGTACTGGCTTGATAAAACCTGGTGACAGGACTATGCACTTTGATTGCATTTAAGATATTTAAAACACCAATGGCATTAACCTCGGTGGTTAACTTGTTTAATTCCCAACTAACACCTACGAAACTCTGAGCCGCTAAATTATAAAACTCATCGGGTCGCATTGATTTGATCACATGATTGATCGAATTTTCGTCAGTGATGTCCCCAGTGATCAGTTCAACTTGATCGTGTATGTTTAAAAATTTAAGATTCTCTAAGTTTAGATTTGAGTATCTTTTAACCAAACCGATCACTCGATAATTTTTTGATAACAAAAACTGAGCAAGGTACGGTCCATCTTGACCAGTGATGCCAGTGATAAATGCAGTTTTTTTCATAATTGTTTTATGGTCTCTAATATATAGGAAATGTTACATTCAGGATGGTGTCTATCCCTATCCAATTGATATCGCACATTAAATTCTTGATCTAGTCCGTATATTTTACCTAACTTTCGTAATTGATGTGTTGGATCGAAATAACCGAAACTTTCTTCAGTCATGAAATTTTTATGCGTGAAATCGGTAAAAGCATTCCTGCTTAAATAGTAAGGCGCTGATATGTAAATTTTTCCACCAGGAATTGATATTCGATGTAACTCGGCTACCAATTTAGGGAAGTTCTCTCTAGAAATATGCTCAATGCAGTGTTGCATTAGAATTTCATCGAATTGATTGTTATCAAAAGGATATGGAAAAATTTCTAGATCATGTTCTAGATCTTTTTTACATTGACCTATATCAACATTAATGTAACCATCTTTGTAGTCATTTCCGCTGCCAAGATTTAATTTATTCATTGATTGCCTGTAGCAGTTGCGATTCGGTATTATCTATATTATACACAGAAGCCTTTTTTCTGAGTTCCATCGGTGATAAATTTGGAGTGCTGATTTCTCTAAAAGTTTGGTAAACCATAACACCATCAAGATCTTTACATCCCCCCGAATCGTGTACATAAGGTTGACACCCACTGAGTAATGCTTCCACTGCAACCAACCCAAAATGTTCTGTTTGAGCTGGATTAGTCCTTCCGTAACCAATGGCGTGAACCATAATCAAGGATTCAGCTAAATCGAGTTTGATTTCATCGCTGGATTTATTTCCCTTAAGAATAATCCTTGGATCATTCTGTGTTAAAGTTTTTAAATAACTATAGTAATTATCACTAACTATTTTACCATGTAAAATTAAGGTTTCAAATTGGGATTGATTTTTAAACCATTCAATAACAAGATGTTGATTTTTTGAATGCCCATCTTGTTCATAAAAATATTGCCCAACATTGATAACTTGATTTTTCTTAGGGAGGATATAAAACTTGTTTTGATTGAAGTAGGGAGAGATAATAGACGATTTCCCTTGGTATAGGTTTTGTGTTTGAGTTAAACAAAACTGATTCAAACAAAAAAAATTATTCCACCCGGTAACATTTTTCTCAATAGGATAGTAAATCAATTGAATATTAGTATTGCCCAATGGCTGAGTCCAACCACGGTAGTCAGCATATAAATGCAAATCAAAATCCATTGAGCTATTTGCTAGTTCGATGTCATCGGCAGCTAGAGCAAAAGGAGTCTGCGGATTGACGTAATAGGTTGTATGATCAAACGTAACAATTCTATAGTGCTTTTTTAAAATGTTCAGCACCATCATTACATAACTTCCGCCGCCGGTATAGTCTTTGTGTTGATTTGAAATAAGTAGTGTTTTTGTCATGTTTGTTGTATTTGCTGATAGCAGTGTTCTAATAAATCTATATAATTTTTTTCTGCTAATAGTTCAAAAAAACGTTGATATTTACAAGAAGTTTTCCATACATGATCGGGCATGTGTTCAATAATGTATTCTAATTGTGTTTTATTTAAAAATCTTACAGTGTTCCAAATTCCATGAAATCCAAAGGGGTTTTCAGCATCAATGTTTTCTACAGAAAATTGTTTAGCCAATGATGTTGGAGCAAATTTTATATTGTAGTTGGTTTCCAAATAAGGCCTAAATTCACGACAGATAGCAATGTCTTCTAATTCCCCTGACTTGCCGCCCAATTGAATACGCTGATCACGCAATGCAGATATTAGCCGATGAGATCTCAAGCTGAAACCGCCATTGCCTACTTGTGAACCAGCAGGAAACCATGGCCATGGCGCTCCAATATAATCATAATTATAAAACTCATCAGTCCAAGCAGCACCATTAACCGCCATACCGTCAAATTGTATTATTAATGCAAAATCGGTGTTGAGATGTAATCTTAGATGTTTTAAGATCAGTTCACTGTAGTCATAAACTGTGATCGATTTTTTAATCGACACAAAACGAGATCCTGAATAAAAATCTTTGTCACTGAATACTATGATTTCATCAGGTGTGATATGTTGACAGGTTTGATCTATGGAAAATTTAGCTAAGTCGTGCTGTATATTATCAACTATAACTAGACTTAATGAGGGCATTACATATCCTTTAAGGCCGCGGCAATATAGTCTTTGAGTTGATGCTTTGGTTCCCAACCAAACACTCTACGCATTTTGGTATTGTCGGCCAATGTAATTCTACCTTCGCCAATTCTAGGAGGTATATGTTCTACCCGATCGGTAATCATTGCTGCAATTTGGTTGATTGAATAATTGTTACCTGTGCCCACATTATAAACTTGTCCTAGTTTATTTCGATCGACAGGTGTTACAGCAGCTAGTATGTTAGCTGCAACCACATCGGCAATGTTAGTAAAGTCTCGGCGTTGTTCACCGTCGCCTACGATAGTCAATGGCAATCCTGCTTGATTTTGTTTTAAAAATAATCCTATTACAGGTGCGTACTTTCCCTTTAAGGGCTGACGATTTCCGTATACATTGAAATAACGCAGTGTCACAGTTTCTAGACCAAATATCTCGGTGTATAAATGGCAGAATTTTTCACCACTGACCTTAGACACAGAATACACAGTCATGCAGTGGTCTGGTTGCGATTCTTCGTTGGGCGGCGTGTTCATACCATATGCCGACGATGTTGATGAATAAACCACACGCCGAACACCTGCTTCTTTACTGCACTGTAAAACCGTACAAGTACCTAATGTATTATTTTTTACTGCTTGTAGTGGATTGTGAATACTGGGCTGTATTCTAGCATCTGCTGCGACGTGAAACACATAATCAACGCCGTTATACAGCGACTTAGTACTTTCATAATCACAAATATCTAATTTATAATTTTTGGCTGCTGGATTCCAATAAAATTCTTCATTGGTTTCAGCTGATTCGTTGTCAACTACTGTTACTTCATGACCACTATGTATTAATTCATCAACTAAATTAGATCCTATGAATCCTGCGCCACCGGTAACCAAACATTTCATTGAATGAGCCTTTAAGATTTCCAAAGTTCTGGAACGCTGTTCCATAGTGCATCGAAATCAATGTAAGGATCTTTGCCACTAAGTTCCATGATATGCAAAGCCAGACTGGGGATCGGGCTCAATAACATGACATCAGGTTTGTTCCATACCATATTTATAGTTTCATTTTCGTCACGACGCAAAATCCATTCCGCTGCATCATCAAAGTGATTACGATACTTGTCGAAAATTTGTCTACTAGCCAAGCAGGTATAGGTGGTATGGTGAACAGTTCGATAATGTCTGTAAGGTCCTAATAATAGAAAACTTTGGTATATTTGTCTAGTGTACCGCCAAATATCATCGTGTGGATTAATAGCAATCATTCGGTCAGGATTAGTATATCTATCCACCGTGTCAATCATGTCTTGTATGGCTGCAGGAAAATGCAAGTAATCATCTTCGACATGGTACCATAAATCAGTAGCTTTCTGTTCAACCAGCTGGTAAACTCGTTTACAAGTATGGCTAGCACCAGTACCAGCTTCTACAGAGATAAGCTCTGTGGGTACTGTGCAATAACCGAGGATACGTTGTATGTCTGCCAGACACTCGGGTGCGCTGTGGTCATCTAATACAAACAATTCAATGTTGTGATCAGAAACTTGGTTGATACTGTTAACAAGACTGCTTAAACAGCGATTAATAATATCAGGTTTGGTAGCTTGTACATAGCGTCCACCATTTAAAGCATAAACACGCCCACAGGTTCTAGCAATAATTGTTAGTTTTCTTTTCATGTTGGTTAAAAATATAAACTGTTCGGTTGATTCGGAAAGTAGCACTCGTTACGCTCTTTGGGCAAATCGCGTCGTTGTTCACACCCATAGGGAATACCCAAGCCAATAGCAATACTTAATGCCACGCTTTGATTTCCTAAGAACATTTTTGCTCCTGCAATAAGTTCAGCCAATTCTAACATGTCATTCACTGGATAATAATCAATTTTCCAGCCTAAGTTTTTTTGAAATTGCTCATGCTCGTCGGGCAAACCTACAAAAATAGCTTGCTCAGGCACACCGTCGTCGGCTAGTGCGTCCCAGGATGGGTTATGTTCCATTGGAATCCAACGACTAGTACGATTAATCACATACTGTTTTCCTGGCAGCGCTCTCGGAGTTGATACAGTTAACCACGGTCTAGTACGAATCTGGTTTTGTAGTTCAGGATCAGTGATTCCGTGTGCTTGACAATTAATGTCAACATAGTTTCCAGGATGCCTAACAAACTCTTTTCTGAAAGCATCTAGATCATTGGTTATTTCAATCTCAGGTTGGTATCTATCAAATCGAGTAATGTATTCTTGACTTTCGAAAAAACTTTTCATAAAACTAAAATCCTGCTCATTCATCCTACCTCGATGGAAAGGTATTGGTGATCTTCCATAATAATGGTTACTGATATGATCGATATTGTTCATGTGCAAATAAAATTCCCCACCGCCTTGATATTTCATCACTGCCAGTGAATAAATTATATCACCCAAAGTACCTGAATGTTTAAATGTTTTAGTTTTCATATAAGTTAACTTCTTTGTCCTACCACAGTGAAACTATGGTTTAAATCTCTACCGCTGCTAAAAATATTACAGTAGCCACGGTCTGCCATATAGTCGCTGACTATGTCAGCTGTTAACACATGCTGATGCTTACGATTGTTCCATGGGCGCCAGTATTCTTGATCATAGTGTGGCAAATATAAAAATAAAATTCCTCCAGGCTTGATATGTTCAGTCCAATAATCTAATGCCTGAACCCAGTCTGCTAAATGTTCTAGACAATGACTGCTGAATATGTAGTCAACTTGCCCCACAGGCAAGTTATAGGCATCGTAGCTGTCAGAAATCAAAGGATCAATGGGTATTGCGCCAGGATAAGCCCATTCGATTCTGTTACACCCGATGTCATAACCATACCCTTGACAAAAATACTTGGCAAAGGGAATAGCAAATTGACTGGCATGGCCAATGGTTTGAAACCATGGATATTTCTTATTCTTGTATTCAACTAAATCCATGAACTATATCTTTTTATAACTGAATGTCAACGCTATGTCGTGCTGATATCTATTAAAATAGGTATGAGTAGGATCTAGCCAACTAAACAACCAATGATTGATATCACCTGGCTGTAAAGTCTTTAGTGTGCTTTCTGGATACTGTACCAGTACTACTCGAATATCAACTCCAGGATAACAACTGGCCATATGCCTAGGACCCGAATCAACACCGATGAATCTACTGGCTGTGGCAATTTCTTTGATACTGTCCCAGTAGTCAATACCACGCAAGTCCACACTGTGACCACCCACTGGGCGATCAGTGATACTTCCAACTTGGTAAATCCTATAATTTTTATAGTTTTTAAGTATTTGATCAAGAATTTCTTGATCTAGAATCCTGACACAATCCTCGCCAAAGTTAAAACGCACAGCTGGTTCTTTATCACGAGTACGATCACTACCAGCGGTGTTGACAATAATTTTGTCAGGCTCACGTTCAAGATCTTCATAGATATACAACCTCGGATGTCTGAGTACAGGATTATCTATGCCAATGTTAGTTGCCATATAGTGTGTTTGTCCGGCACTGACATTGGTTTTGTGTATGTTAAGATAATGCTGACGCTGGTCGGCAACACGATTATCAGGAATAACATCAATCGTTAATGCGTTAGATGGGCATTGACTTTCGTCCATATGAATCACATAAGGATTGTGCTTAAATGCCCAAATTGCAGGATCAGTAATTATGCATTTTTCACCAGTGGCATGAAATATGTTTTCTGGTAATGCTGTAGTGCAGATTTGATCACCAATGTGTTTAAAGTAAAATTTTAACTTGAACATGGATCCTGGTTCTTAGTTAGAATTTTTACTTTCTAAATATTCCTTGAGGACTTTAAGTGCTTTACGACTGGTATCGTATACAAATTCTCGAGTTTCATCTTCAGTGGTAATAACCAAGATGAATCCATTAGCAGCACGACGGATTTCGATCGATTCGAACATGATTGATAGTCCTTATAGAGTTGAGCTAGTGAACAAGTATAACAAATTGCAATACTTGACGTCAACCTAGATTTGGTACCTGATTATCTTTTCTCTCGTGGTGCAGAAACTGCGTTGGGTTGGGCTGCGGTGCCAGGTGGACGAATTTTGGTTCTTTGACCGGTTACCACATTAGGCGCTGCCACTGGTGCAGCTGGTGCTGTGTCGGTTCCGGCTCTAGCAGCTCGACTGCCGGTGGGAGTGGCTACCCCACCTTTTGGTATGAGCATGACCTGTGGCATGGCTTCAGACTCTGGAGCATATACATAACCTTGTCCGGCTTTGGCATGACCACGCATGTCGCTGTAACTGCGAAAATACTGTGCTGTCTCGCTGGGGACATCTACCAACAATATACCATCAAAATCACTGTAGGCTTTGTAATTGTCGAACCCAACATCAAGTAAGGCATCTTGAATCCTGGCCACGTCGCCGTCTACCAAGGCACTGCTGTAATTGTTGTTGTTGACATGATTGAACAGGCCGTCGGCCATTTGTTTGGCTAGTTTTGGCAGTAGCTTTGGATCAATTTTGGGCCTAATATTCTGAACCCAATAGGTAAAATTCACACGAGCCGGTAGCTCTAATGGTTCTGAGTTTTTGCTTTTGGTCCAAGCGTTTTCTATAGCTTTGCGTATTCCAGCCATGTCGATAGTGGCTTTTCTGGCATTGATCCAACGGCCGCCATTGACCACACGGGCTTTGACTTCAACCGCTAGTTTATTGACCTGGATATCGCCTCCGCCGCCGGCACGACCACTCCAGCGTATTTTAGGACTTAGCACTGCAAAGGCCACTTCGCAAGGTCCCACACCTTGGCTAACAAGTTGAGTGCTTAGTATTTTAAACAAGTCCAATGCCAATGGACTATTAATGAATTCTTTATAATTATGCTGTTGCCCATCCAATAACAGATCAGTGTTGATAAATCCTGTGCTGTAATTTTCTAAAAAAGCCATTTTTTCGCTGTTGCTATTGTCCATATTCATGATTACTCTGGCAATAGATTCGGCAAATTTACTAGCATCAGCATCCTTACGCAGTATTTCACGTAAACGAACAGGCAGATCACCTACTGTAAGAGTGTTTAAGATTTTTTGCAATAGTTGAGTATCATCGGTTTTCTTAACCGCATCAATTATTTCTTTTTTAAGTGCAGGATCCTCAAATATATCTATGAATTTACGTAAGTTGGTCATGATATATTATTTAGTGCGTAAACCGTCAATTAGGTCAGTGTGCAGTAAATGCTTGATCTTACGATAAGCCAGTTCGAATTCATTGCAGGCCTGATCTAGTTCGCTATAATCACTATCAGCATATAGACCCAAGCGTATGCTGTTGGCCAAGCCATTCAGATTGTCTTTGTGTTCCTGAATATCAACCACATGACGACAACTGCGACTGCTTTTTATAGCGTCCCAGAGGTCTAATAGCCGTTGTGCTCGGTGTTCAGTTCGGGTCACACTGAATAGTC